AATTTGCCCCTCTAACCTACAACAGGATAGACATTCTTCAATTTTTACTTCTTTCCCATCAGGGCAAATATACTTCGTATATGGCATTGTTTTCTCCTATCTAACCTCTACTAATATTCGAAATCACGAGGACCTACTGTCCAAAAACTATCTCTTGTAATATAGTTACCATGTTTATCTCGAAACAACTCCATTCCATTTCTTGGTTTGGTTTGGTTTTCTGTATTTGGTTTTTCTTGACTTTCTTTACCTTCCATTTACAACTCGTCCTCCTCTACAAATAAACAAAGCCAGTCCTCCGTGCTTTTTCTTCCGTTAGGATAGGTGTATGGGCCAACACTAAAGTCTAGGATTTGACCGTCAAAAACCGATGAATATTCAAGACCATTAGTGTGGACATAAACATTCATATCAGGATTATATTTTTGTAATCGCTTAATAAGTTCTTTTACAGTCATTTGTCTACCCCTAATAATTTTAAATTGCTATTTCTAAATATACACATTTATCACGAGTGCTATCGTAATTAGTATCATATAAACAGTCCATATACACACTGATAATATGACAGCTAGGGTTACTCCAACCGTCATAAACGTCAATCATGACTTCTGTATTCTCATCGTACTTTTGTAGTTTTTCTATCAGGTCTTTTATCTTCATTATGTTCACCTCTTTTTACTTATTAGTGAAGTTTATATGTTTTTAAAAGTAGCCATTCCTAGCTACTGTCTATATTATACTACTATTATGTGTCAATGTCAACACTTATAAGTGAAGTTTTACTCAAAAATTTTCCTCTAATAACGATGTATTGTTATTATATTTGAGTTCCATTCGAGTAGGTCCGTAAATACCATCACGAGCTTTCTCCACTTTCATACGAGTAATATTCTTTAATTCCTGCTGTTTCTGCAGTGATAAACCAGGTTCTTTCTCAGGTCTCCACAACATGATGATCACGTCACCACTTGCCTCAATATCACCAGTCATACGGAGTAAATCCATAGTAGGTTCATTGTAGGTATTGGCTCCACGATTTAATTGACTTAGCATGACTAAGATAATATTAAATTCCTTAGCCATCCCTTTCATTTTAAGGGCTTGTTCTGATGCTCCCTCATAAGTACTAGCTCCACGCATATATGTGAAGTAATCTACTGCCACAATATCTATTGGGCCACCTAACTTATTTTCACGGTTACAAGCGATCAGACGGTCTTTAATATCATCTATACTTAGACCATTGGTATCGTAAATTAGAAGTCTTTCGGACAACTTCTCTTTTACTTGATCTATTCTTGGGTCACCACTCAAAACTAACTCTCGCACTTCACGCAAGCTAACTTTGAGAACTTTTGCTATGATACGCTCCATAACTTTCCCTTTAGACATTTCCAAGGAAAAGAACAGGGTTCTTGCTTTGTTTATGATAACCTGGCGTAATAGATATTCTACAAGCCAATCTGTTTTACCGGCACTCGAATACGCACCAACAATCATAACTTGTGTTTTAACCATACCACCGATACAGTCATCTAAACATTTGAAGTGGGTTTTATATTCGCCACGAAGATACAAGTTCTTTAAGTCATTGATAGACTCCTCTGCATTAGAGGCATCTTTAGCAAGTTCCTTACTATCTTCACGGTAATTTTCAAAGAAGTCTTTGAGTTCAGTGAAATCACGGCCCCACCGTTCACATAGCCGTTTAATAATGTCTGCTTTAAAGAGTGGATTAGAAACTGATTTAAGGAAGTTATGAGCTACATCATATTCATCTTCCTGTGCCTTACAATTATCGAGCATAAGCCATAACACATACTTATCGATATGGATTTTCTCGAGTTCAGTTACGTTGATACCTGCTTTTAAGGCATCGTTTAAATCCTTGATACCCTCAGGTAATTGTAAAATTCTAACCGTTGCTCTAGGGAGTATTTCTTTAAAGTAATCACGAACACGAGGGACACGTTTGATGCCCTCTAGGTCATTATCCGGACAATAAATGATAGTTGGTATCTTACGCATAGACTTAATTAAAGTCTTTAGCTGATCCTTATGAACCTCATTACCACAGTATGCCACTGTAGCAAGGCCCATTTGATGACCGCTAATAGCGTCCATATACCCCTCTACCATATACAATTCGTCCTTGTTACGGATTTTGATAGCCTGGTCTAGGTTATACAACAATGCAGATTTATCGTATACGATATTATTTCTACTATTGATGTATTTAGGCGTCTTATCAAACTGCCTACGTGCGATAGCCACTGGTTGTCCATATTCATTACGAATAGGAATTACCAATGTATCGTTATCAAATCCTAAACCAAACGCCTTGATAGTTTCATCAGTAAAGCCACGCTTATGCAAATACTCAACAATCTTAGGTAGCTGTTTAATAGAGCGTTCTACAACGTGCTTGCAATCTTCCTCTACCTTAACAGCCTTTTGCCATTCATCATTGGCCTCGATGTTGATATTTGCCTCGTGTGCTAACTTTTGAATTGCCATTGTGTGAGAGATATTTTCATAGTCTTTCACAAAGTTGATGACGTCACCACCACTTTCACAAGCAAAGCAATAGTAACTTCCTGATTGAGGATAAACAACGAGGGGAGTGCCCTCATCACTTCCGTGAATTGGGCATTTACCCTCATATAACCCTCCTTTTGGACGTAGTTCAGTAAATCGGCTGATATACTCAACTATGTCAATTTTCGCTTTAACTAGGTTTTCTACTGTCAAGTCCCACTCACTCCTAATAGTTCTTCAATTTCAGTAGCTACATCCTTGATAATAGCTACATATATTGCCTGTTCATTCGCCGTAGCATCTTGCATCCGATGTGCATTAATTTCAATTTCTCTAAATAGGACCTCAATTTGTTTTTCTTTTTCCATGGCTAACTCCTTTTACATTCCCATCAACATATCAAATGAAAAAGCGTCAGCGTTGCTAGTTTTCTTTCTCGTCTCCTCCTTAGCCTCTTGCCAACGCAGTTCAGTTTGGCGTTTCTTCGCCTCTTTAACTACATTGTACAATGATATAAAAGAATTGTCTGTTTTATTTTCCAAATAATCGAATACGATATTGACAATATCAGGATCTTGTTTATAAAAGAACCCACGAACCTGCCAATATTCTTTACTAGGTTTGCCATGCACAAAGGCAGGTGTTCCTACACACTTTTTCAGGTACATGGTAACTACTTTTTGTAACTGACCTGCATATGTCATTATCTCACCTCATATTCTTAATGACTGTCCGGAGGCTTATAAACATCACCAACTTTTTCAGCGTACCCCTCATACAGAAATACTGCATTTACTGTTGGACTTCTGTATGTAGTCACCCCCTGGATAGAACCTATTAATCCTCTATCTTCAAGAATTCTAACCTCATCATCAAGGCTAGTGCATTTCTCTTGTAGTAGTTTAATTAACTCTCCAACCGTCATTTATACCTCCTTGCTAATACCAAAGAATACTATTCCTTGCGGAGTTCTGATTTCAGGACTAATACCTGACTCGCCTTTAGAATTAACAATTTTCTTACTACTCGTCACGATGTAATCGTGATTACTTAGAGTGGTTAAATGTTTAAACACTGTATTACGGTGCAAGCCACCAAGAGCATCACAGAATTCATTTATATGGATAGGGGAGCATTTAACTCCCCCTATCAAACTACCAGTTTTACTCTTAGCTTTTATATATCCATATAATACAGCAACGGTAGGACCGTAACTTTTAAGTAATTCAGGACTAACCTCGATTACCATGGTGCCACATCCGCTCCACTATGGCTTTGTACCCATGCAACAGCCGCTTGTTTCATGTCAGGCTTTTGTGCATTTTTAGATAGCCATTCGATGTAATCTAGTGGAATTTCGGAAAAGTGCTTGCCATTATGCTTACCGAAAGTAACTACTGGATCATCGGCACCGTCTGCGTCCATTACAGGAATGTCTGCAGGTGGTGGTACTTCATCCCATTCAGACTCTGTAGGTTCAGATACTGGTGCAGGAGCAGATTGTTTCTTAGGAGCATTAGCATATGTAAAGCCCTCAGGTAACGCCCAATCAGGTAATTGAGGTGGCTCGAATTTGCCGTACTCATTAGTTTTTACCCATGTTTGACCTAAGCCATATAGGTATCGACCAATACCGAATTGAACTGCCGCTCTTTTGATAGCACCGGAGGCACCACCTTTAATTGCCTCAAAGTCTGTTAAGTTAGAAACGTCTTGACGTGTAACAGTCTTAACATTCCCCTCTCCATCTTCAATATGAAGAATAAGCGTACATACAAAACCTTTAAAGTCTGTTTGGTTACCTTGCTTATCTAGTTTGGAAGAGGACCCCATGTCGATAGGTTCTAATTTCATTTCCCAGTTTGCAGGACCTACAGCCTCATCAAGTCTATTCATTACACCACGAGCAGTAATATATGCTAATACCTGGCAGTTGCCATTTTTAACAAACTTCTGTGGTCGCCATTCTACATCGTCAGGATGAAACGGCTTTGCTAAAATTTCAAAAACTTCCTTTTCTTTCTTAGCGTCCATATTGACCTCCTTATAACTAAAATTCACTTATAAGTGAATATAAATCTATAAATATAACTGACGTTAGACGTCAGCTATATCTCCGTACTTTTCAACTGGCCTTGCAACTTCATATATGATACCACCCTTGGAGATACCTGAGTCAACGCCATCGTGCAGGATTGCACTTGCCTCTTCAATAGTATTAATGGTAGTATCAAAATGGTTTTCCATTCTTAACAGGTAGAACTTCTTGTTGCCTTCGTCCATTGTATCACCTCATTCTCATCAAATCGCATGATACGAGGGCTTAGATGGTAGCAAGGTAAACCATGCCGATGGACTAACCGTCTTACCTGTTCATCAGACACTTGTAATAGTTTCGCAATATCTTGTGTTTTTACTAAATCCATTTCTAATGTCCCCCTTATCAACAACACCTTTCATGTGTTTAGTATACACTTTTTACCACTTGTATGTCAAGTAGCATTTTAGCATTAATTATAAACTTTTTATAAAATAAAAGGTAGTTTTTAAACTGATTTTACCCCTATTTTTTTTGTACTGCAGTTTACTGCAAATTGTACTGCAATACAAATTTAGTTCTTTTGTTTTCTATGCAATCAGGTGGTTTATGTGGTTTATTTGGCAAAGAAAAAATCCCAGTAAAATCAACGGATGTTGAAATATTGGGATTTATGGATATGAATATTGATTTGCCTCTTTAGTTTATGTTAAACTATAACATTTTAGGTTAAATGCAGTAAAACACTGTATTTCTTTTTGACCTTACTGCATTTATACTGCATTAGAAAACGAGCTTTCTAATTGATGATCTGATATCAGTTTCTAGCTCATGAAGATACCTATCTGTAGTATTAATATCTGCATGTCGTAGCTGACATTGAATTGTTTTTAAATCGATACCGTTACTGAGTAAAATACTAGCATGTAAATGACGTAATACATGTAAGCCACCTTTGCATCCGATCATTCTTAACCGGCGAGAAAATGATGCTACCATTCTACTTACGGCAGTTTTCCCTTCATAGTCAAAAAGGTAGTCATTTTTATTTGGCTTTTTGGTATCTTTGTAATGGACGAGTATATTATGCAGTGTGTCAGAGAATTGTGCGTACTCACCTAATCGATTACCCTTAGGTGCTTGCATAATGATTTCACCTGCATCTGTTCGGTATACGCCTCTATTGATATATATTTTATTATCATCTAAATCAATGTCGGACCATTTTAAACCTGCACATTCTCCTGATCGTAACCCTGCATATAATAGTATATATAGAAATGTTTTTCTATCTTCTTGTTTATAACTCTCAATAAGTGTTTTGACTTGTTGTATAGTTGGAAGTTGTACTTCCTTTTTCCACTTTGGGCCAAAATTAATAGCTCCACTTGGAATTTTGAAATCAACAACTCCCTCGTTATAAGCTATTGTCATAATAGATAATACATATAGTATTCGAGTTTTAATTGTGTTGTACATACACCCACGAGAAATTAGGATAGTTGAAAACCGATTTAGAATGTCTCTATTAATATCCTTTAAAGGATAATCCCCAACAGAACTAATAAAATCATTAATCGATCTTAATTTCACGTCTGCGGTAGACCTTTTAATTTCTTTTGTGAGTACTTGTTTTTCAATGGCAGAGTGTGCGTACACGGAAAATAATACATTATCAGTGGATGCTACCTCAATTTCATTAATTTTTTCACGCAATTTTTTACGGCACTCTTGTATACCTTTAGCATAAACTGTGTATCTTTTATTATCGATCATAACTTGCCCACACCAAGTACCATTAGCTCGTTGGTAAAAAGTACCATCTTGATTACCCCTACGTTTAGCCATAATATTCACGTCTCCCATTCAACAACACTTGATTTGCAGTACGAACTGCAGTAACCTAATTGCAGTATACCATATAAAAGTGCCGATGAATACTGCATAAAATGTTAATTTTTGAACTGTTATACTTTTATGAATATCGATGTATAAAAATTCTTTTAACACTTTTTAGTGGATTTTTTGAAAATTTTATATTATAATATAACTAACAGGAGGTGTATAACGTGAAAACAATAGGCGAACGAGTGAAGAAACTAAGAGAAGAACGAGGTTGGACACAGGCACAACTTACAGAGTTGATGGGTGCTAACAGTACCACTACCCTTTCACGTATAGAAAATGGCGTAACTAAAGAAATGCGTATGCCAATGGCTCAAAAATTGGCGGCGATCTTTAACGTAACTCCGGAGTACATTATGTATGGTGAAGATAATATGAGTAACCTTTACAGCAGTGAGGTTATCGAGTATATCATGAACCCTAAAAATGCCGAGGAGATTGACATTTTCGTACGAGAAAAAATTCTCGAAGAAAGAAAAGCTCTATTACTAAAAAAGAAAGAGGGCCGTTAAGCCCTCTTTTTTGCTGTCATAAAGTCTCTAATTGCAGTACCTTCTACCTGCATAACATAGACATTTCCTTTTTTAACCTCAGGTATACGATCACCAAAGTATGCCAGTTTACGAGGATTATCGCCAGTTAAGACTTCTACGAACAACATTGGTTTACCTTTCTTTGTTTTTGTTGCTTTAGTTTTAGTAACCAATGCTAATATATTAGTCCTACCATCTACGATACTATCATCGTAATCAGCAAAGATATTAGTAAATGTATATCTAAGTGTTGCAAATTCCATTTGACCGTAACTTTCAGTCTGTTCACCGGAATAAACAAACGGTCCTTTGGATTTACGTTTATCTTTTAACCAATCAATATACTCTAACAATTCCCATCTAGTTTTATCCGTGTACTCGTCACAAGCACCGGAGCGAACTAGATTTTTTAATACTGTTTTATTAAGGTGTATATTATCTTCTAGGAATTGTATCGCATTATTAGAATTAGGAATATCTGTATTCTTACATCCTGCAATGCAATCAAACCCTAGAATTACTTCCCTGTTCTTACCTTGGCTTTTCTTTTTGCTATGGTATAGATCAGGTTTTTTTACATTTACCTTAATCTTTTTACAATGTTCTATAAAGAACACGAGCTTTGCTCGACTGTCTGTGTTTCTACTAGCTACATCAATGGTAGACGCCATGTATTCTGCTGTATGATGTGCTTTCATATAGGCTGTATACCAAGCCAGTAATCCATATGCCGCAGAATGGCCTTTATTAAAGCCGTAGTTGGCGAATGTAATAATCTCGTCACAGATTTCTTTCATGACGTCTTGTGGAATTCCATTCTTTAACCCTCGACTTAACATATCATCTATTACAGGTTGCATTTCCTCTGTAATCTTTCTACCAATGATACGTCTTAGGTTATCTGCCTCACCATATGTATAGCCACATAATTCACGAGCTATTTTCATGATTTGTTCTTGGTATAGGATAACACCCTCTGTGTCTTTTAAGATAGGTTCTAGCTTAGGATGTAAGTATGTAACAGGTTCTAGGCCTTGCCGTCTACGTTCAAATACATCCACCATACCTGAGTCTAATGGGCCCGGTCTATGTAGTGCTACGGTATCAATTAAATCTTCTACCTTAGAGGTATTAATAGCTTTGATGATATCCGTCATGCCACCTGATTCAATTTGGAAACAGCCCTCAGTAAAACCGGCTCTTAACATACGTCCGGTGTAATCATCTGCTAATGGGATATTCTCGATCAACAGACTTTTATCTCTACCTAGATTTTCTAGTGTACTATCTAAGATATCTAATGTTTTTAAACCTAACACATCGAGTTTCATAATCCCTTGTTTTTCAAGTAAATGAAAATCTTGTGCCGCTACTAAACATTCAGGATTTTTCTCGATAGCACACCATTGAGATACATCACTAGGGAATACTACAACTGCAGAGGGATGGGTGCTGTATTTTTCAATATGTCCCATAAACTTTTCTGCAAGTTCTCGTAACAACCCATCTGTGACTTCATCTAATGTATTTATTTTAGTGGATATAGCCCTTGCGTCTTGTGGATTATATCCTAATGCTTGACCTGCTCTAAGAACTGCCGATTTAGGTTGAATGTAGGTAATAGTACGAATTTGATATACCTTACCGTATTTCTCACGAACGTAATCTATTACTTCCTCTCTACGTTCTGATGAAATATCACAATCAACATCAGGCATTGTTACACGTTCAGGGTTAGCAAACCGTTCGAATACTAGATTAAATCGAATAGGGTCAACTTGCGTGATACCCATTAAATATGCTACTAGCGAACCACCTACAGAACCACGTCCTGGTCCAATAGGAATACCTTGGCTTTTACAAAAGTCTAACATATTGGAAATAATACACATATAGTTTAGGTAATGGCATTGCCCTAATACATCAAACTCATGTAATGCTTGTTTCTTGTAGACCTCTGCATTTGGTTTGGAATTAATTTGTAATCGTTTCCACCCCTCTGTGCATTTGTCTTTAACATACTGTAATGGATCATCGCAATCAAATACAGGGAAGTTCTCTCCTCCCATAGGAATTTCTACATTACATTTATCTATAACAGCAGATACATTTTCAAAGTACTCTCTTGTATCACGAGTAAAGAAATCTTGCATTTCTAGTTTACTCATCATGTGATAATCACCTGAGGCATAGTATTCGCTATCATCACCTAAGTTAAGCCATGCTTTATGTGTGTCAGCATCTGACGGTAATACATAATGACTATCACCAGTAACGATAATAGGGATATTAAACTCTTTCCCCAAGTTAAATACTTTTTCATTGTATTCGTACTGTTCTTTAAACTTATGTGGTTGAACTTCTAGGTAGAAGTCCTCTCCAAAGATTTTGTGCAAATCATGGATCATATTATCAGGTCTTTCACAGCTTAGTACACCTGCGATGCAGGCTGTGCTACAAATAAGACCCTCATGACATTCTTCGAGAATTCCAAACCCTATTCTCGGTTTACGGTAAAAATGTTCTGTACCGTAAGAGGCGATTTTCATCAAGTTCCGATACCCTGTAATATCCTTACAAAGTAATAGAATATGATATGTTTTACCGCCTTTAATGTCAGGTTCAACAGTAAAATATCCCTCATATCCAAGAATAGGTTTAATACCTGCCTTATTACATTCGAGATAAAATTCCATTAAGCCTGTTGTAGTGCCATGTTCTGTCATAGCTAATGCCGTATACCCTAATTCCTTGGCTCGTTTAATCTTGTTAGGAATTGTAGCAAATCCATCGAATATGGAATAATCGCTATGGCTGTGTAAATCGCAAAAATTACTCATACCATCACCACCCTATTATCGTTGAATTCTTTCAATAAACTCAGTCATTCTTATTAATGTTTTTCGTTTTCTAGCAAACTCTCGCTCTTGTTCATAAATTAAATATATTAAAGAACCAATGCTACCTAATATTGCTGAAACTAATAGATCAGCCAATATAGGCAACGGATGTGGAGCGTCCGCTGTGCATAATTCTATAACCAAAAGTGCGGTACCAGTAGTTACTATAAAAGCTACAATACTTCCATTTCTTATTCTGTTTAATTCTTTTTCCATAATGTTTTCCTTTCCATTTAGTTAAATAATGAGGTTTGATAGTCCCATCTAAAATCCTTAATTATATTCCTTTCAATCGTGGTTCCACAAAGCCATATTTTACGGTTTTCTTTAATACATCGTCTGATGTAATTTGCCTCTAGTCTTGCGATCAATTCATTTTCACATTTCATGTGGATTTTACAATCTTTTCCACTTATTAATGTAAATATAAATGTAGCTATATTCACTTTTCCTCCTTTTTCTATTCACTTCGTTCATATGATTACTTTGGCTAAAGCCTGCGTAATCAGTTTTTGTTTTTATATAAAGTAGATAATCTAAATAAAAACTAAAGTAGGTAAGCAATTACGGAAGTAAGTGCTGTGCCGTGACTACAACTACATCAACTACCTTTTGCCGTATTTGTAAACTAATTTACTACTACCGTTGATTATCTAATTTTTATCTAAGATATATAAACAATTCATTCGAACTCACCGTTAGGTGATGTGAGAATACGAACCAACTTGTTTGGTGAGTAGTGATTAGTTCACTCACTCTGTTCGTGAATGTTCACTTCGTGAACACGTTTTTTTTATTAATTAACGAGAAGTAAAAGCATCTAAAAGCACACTGCCCCCTATCCAGGGGGCAAATATTATGCAACTAAGCACAATCACAGTCATTCAAACCAACAGGTTAGGTCGCTCAGGTCTAGCTTTACCAACCACTCAATCACGAGTTCTAACTGCCTGCCAACTAGGACGGTACACAATCTGAGAAGCTTTGTTCCTTTGAGCCTATCACGCTATCTCAGGAAGTGTGCTAATCCCCCCGCCATTATTTGTTTTACATCGGTCTGACTGGATCCTCGATGTTTGCATGATCGTATGCCACCATATACTACGATTGATAAATCGTTTTCTTTACAACCGACCCTTACAGGTATCTCCCTTAGTGCCATGATTTGCCTTTCAGGGAAATCGCTCTACCCTCTTGCCAAAGGGGCGATTGGTCAAGATTTTTTTAGGCTTTCTTGACAAAGCACTTTAATTGTCTATCTTGTAACATTGGTTTGAATTGCTTATAGTACTTGCAATATACTTCCTTTTTACGAGCTGTTACGGACCCATTAATACAATGTACACAACACTGTACTTTCTTCTTTTTCTTTTTTGCTACGATGATAGAACTCATCGATACACCTGTTTTCATTTGTATCACCTTTTTAAGCCGTATAAGCGTCACACCGTATCACGTTCCTATCTACATCCTGACATATGCTCTACGGTCAGGACTGCATATAAGTGTGGATATAACGCTGTGCCGTGAAAAATTATTAACATATAAGTGAATATATATTGAACAAAAAACAAGTTGTAGGACATATGCTCTACGGTCTTTCTTAACTTGTATCGTCATTATATATCACATAAGTGTTTATGTCAACACTTGAAAGTGAAGTGAATGACATTTTTTTGATGAATGTTTTTAACACATTCATCTTCATGTCTACATTATACCAAAACTTCACTTATAAGTCAAGTATAAAATCATGAAAGTTTGATGAAGTTTAAAAATAGGCATAAAAAAAAGAGGGGGCGTGATTGCCCCCTTTTAGTTGGTTGTCATTTTAACTAGATCATAGCGTACATAGTAGCTAGGTTCTTTATCGTTAAAATCATATTTAGCACCATAATGGAATTTACCATTTTGTTTATCAACACCTACTTGTGTATGAAATTTACCTGCACGGAATTCTTCTTGTGCATATACATTCAATTCATGTTTTTTAGGAACTTTTACATCAAATACTACCTCAGACTTTTGTTCCATGACAACTTTACCATCTTGAAATTTTTGTGTTTCCGTTTGTTTTAAATCAAACTTATGATCTTTGCCATTAACTTTAACAGTTACTTTTGGTTGTTCAACCACAGCCTCTACGTCTGTTTCTTCCTTCACACCATTAATTGTAGCCTTCGGTACATAACCAAAAGTAGTTTTTGTAGAAGTGGAAGATTTTACCCTCTGAATTGGCTCCTGTATGGAAGTTTTTGGTTGCTCCACGATAGTTTCCCTATGAAAAATGTTATAGGCACCGTAGAGGGCAAATATAGCGATTATAGAGGATATTGTGATTACAAGATATATTTTATACGTCCTGACAAAGTTCAGGATGGTATTTGAAATAAATTGCTTTACCACGGATAATGTCACCTCCGTTACCTTCTTCTTGTGGAATATGTAATAGGTCCCAACGCATATCAGGGTCAGAGTCATTAATACCATAGCCATCAATTTCCGCCCATTCTGCATGGGTTCGTACACGGTCTACATCAATATCCCAACCTGCACCCTTACAAATCGCATTAACTACTTTAGCTAATGTTTCAATTTGTTCATCAGTTGGCGGAGCGGACCCCCATTGGATCGTACCATCTTTCCAAATAGAGCCATCACCCATACAAGACAACGAAATACCAATGTTACCAGTATTCCTAAGCCAAGTATGCTCACAATATACATCGAGATTGTCATAATCAGAATAGATTGTACCATCGCCAAGAATGTTAATATGATAATGGTCAGAAGTGTTTCCATACCAATTCGCTCCCCAGTGTAAAGTCATATGAGTGGCACTGCATTGGCTTGCCATATACTCTACGTCATTTAAGGTATACTCCATAGAACCTCCTAAATAAAAAGAGGAGCCTTAATCAAGCTCCTCCTCAAAACCGGAAAATCGTTCCATTTTTTCTCTATTTTCTTCTTTTTCTTTTTTACTACCGTATCTGCCCATTTTTTCAGAGGCATTATCTGCCAAGTTACGTTTTGTTTCAGCAATATTTTTCTTTGTAATACCCATTTCTTTTAGTGTGTCTGTGCTTACTGATTTAGGATCATTAATATATTGGTAGATAACAGCTTTCTTTTGAGCCTTTTTATCTTGTGAATTTACATAATTAATTTGGCTTATGTCACTATCTACAGAGTCTAAGATAGGACGGAAACCAATAAATTTAAGTACTTGTTCTTTAGCACTATAATCTCTAGTATCTACACCTTTACTCCAATCATGTTTTTTACCACTGACACCTTGGTAATAGTTAGCAAATGCAGGGGATAGGTCATGGGCCATAGACAATAATGTTGCATTAGCAGTGTTATGGTTTCTAAATGAACTTACGAAATTGTTCAAAGTCCCAAGTGTAGGACCTGACAAATTATCTGTAGGAACTAAATCACCAATACCTACGTTACGGCTAAAGTCTACACCGATTGTTGGTGCAGGTGCCCCATACATAGCAAGTAAAGCTAGTTGTTTTTTGAGTGGGTCGCTACCGGCCCATTCCATTACTGTTTCTTTAACTTTTCCTGTAATAGTTTTGCCAGTAATCCATTCTGCTAAGTTGTCGCCTGCAGTAATGCCAGGAACACCCATTAGGCCTGCAAGTACTAAATAAGAACCAAAGAACCGAGCAATTTCTTTTTTATCTCCATTCTTAACCATGTCATACATAAATTCAGTTTCTTTAATAGCATATTTTCTAAATTGAAGAATAAGTTTACCAATAGTACCAAACTGTGTAAATAATTGAGAGGCATCCTTATCAGAGTAATCAAAGTTTGTTTGTCTTACAAAGTCAGATGCTATATGTTCTGCCTCAGTTTGAGATTTACCTTCTTTGATAGCTTGACGATATGCATGGAGTGCCGCTACACGTCTAGTGTATTTATCCATACGGTTAAATGCCTCCATAGATACTTCGAATAGTTTGCCTAGTTTTATCTTACCTACTTTAAGGTTATAGATACTTTTTCTATTTTTTAATGTTTGTGTTTCCATCGCCGTATCGTCAAGATTAAGGCCAATGTTGTTGAACATTTTACGTTCAGAGAATGTTACATTCCGTTTTGTTGGACCATACATAGTCGCATCTCTTAGAGCTTCAACAAAATCTTTGTTGTACCCAGTTTTTGATACGATATTAACTAATGCACCAAGTTGAGCAATCGCCGCTGTAGGACGGAAAAGCCCAAGTTTTGCGACTGTAATCGCCTCCATGCTACGATGCATTAAGTCAGTAGCGAAGTTTTCGCCATAATGCTTTTTAATCCAACCGTCACCAATTACTTCGTTCACAGTTCTGTTTAGTGCTTTGTCGGCATTATTAGGAACACCAATTACACTAGAAATAAAGTTGTGTACTACATCCTCGGTATCTCTTCTAGGGCCTTCACCTGCGATACCATATTGAGAGGCATAATCTGTGCCTTTTACATCACGGTATAGTGAGGTCGCTCTGTGATAGAATTCTTGTTTTGGGATAATATGTGATTTGTAACGCAAGTAGTTTTCCATATTTTCTAAGGTATTAGGGTTCGCACCTTTAGCATTTGTTCGTTTTTTATTATATTTATCATTTAGTAAATTACCGTAGCCTAATAGTAAATGGCCCTTAATATCTCGTTTTGTAATTACGTCCCTACGTCTAAATAATTCATCAAGATCAGCATATCTCATTTCTTCTTTTAATTTTGTTTTATCGATGCCTAATTCTTTTTGTTTATTTTTATCATTAATTAAACCAATCAAAGCCTCACGAGTAGTATGGTCTTTATCGCCCATAGTTTCTTCTATGATTTTATTGATTTCGGAATACGCATGGGAGATACGAGCAAACCGTTTCTCTTGATCTTCTTCGCTTTCATCCTCGTATATTACATCGTCATAGGATGTATCATTCAATTCATCATAAATACCGGAAGTGGATAACTCATCGTATCTAGGATTACGTTCTGTAATCACTACACGAGTACCTTTATTCAATTCTTTATCTTTTACATAATGCTCTGCATCCTGGTATGTGTGGAAAGAGGCAACCTTATCACGTTTCTCGTAAGTATTACCATCTTCATCTTCACTTTCAGATACAACGTATACACCGTATCTACTATGTAGCATAGGGATATGAGCCCATAATCTTCTTGGTCGATGATCAGGGTCAGCACCGGTATTAGACCAGTTTCTCATATCATCACGATGTACCATATCATCTAGTGCTCGCCACATATTATAGGCTTTAAGAACTTTCTCGTTGTAACCTTTTTCACGGATAACTTTATCTCGTAATGGTTTAGCTACTTTTTCTGCTTGCTCGTAAGTAGTATAAGGTTTAATTACATCGTCACTAGCAAATACACGGAAGTTGCCATCTTTAAAGTCCATAAATACATGCTTACCTACTCGTTGTAGTTCGTTATATAAGTTTTTAGCATCTACTTCTTCTTTAAATTCACGGAAGATATCATCATGTTTGAGATTGATATAGACTTCTTTATCACGAACCATCACACCTGCAGGTTGCACAAATTCACGTCCTAATTCGGTAATTTCATTAGCAAGTCTACTAAATTCATCTTTATTTTCTTCACCTAATACGTCTACTATTTCTTTATATTTTTTAAGATATTTACGTTGTAAATGGCTTTCTTTTACGTCAGACTCTTCTGCGTAATATACAATCGGTTTCATCTGTGGATCATATTTTTCAATGAAACGGACCGGAGAACGTAACCACTTCTTACCTTTATAGCCTGCAATATTACCTTTCTTAGTGTCACGGCCCTCAAATTCGATGTTATCTTCTTTCTTGTTGATGTACTTATCAACTGCGTTAGCTAATGCGTCCGTAGTTTTTCCCCATACAGATGGGAAAGCCTCAGTACCTGATTGATACAATGTATCTGCAGTATATGTATTTTTGCCATCATCTGTTACCGCACGATCAATATCGTGGCGTAATGGGTTAGATTTTCTATCTTCAATTACAGTATTAGGTTTAGTTAATTTAGATGCGGACATGAATAAAGCCCCAGTGTGGGCTGGAGCTAATTCACCTTGCAATGCATATGCTATTGTTTCTTCTAAGTTAATTGGCTTATCTTTGTAGATAGCTTGAACTAAACTATCTGCTTTAGATAGGTTAAATTTCTTGTCGAGTTCTTTTGCTGTCCATAGTAATGGTAATAGTTTATATTCTTTGTCACGCACGTTCATTGTAACGTCATTGATGACACTGGTAACCATATTATGAACTGCAGTTTTTGTTTCTTGGATATTATCTTTAGTTGTATTAGCAACTACATTTTTTGCAATATCCCATTCTCGAAGTAATTTTTCCTTTCGTAAATCGTGTTTGTGTAAGGAATTTGTCTCTTGAACATTTCCTTGATTTCCTCGATTGTTTTCCATTGCTTGTTCGTGTTCGTCATACTCTCTCCGTTGACGATCTTGTCCCAAGCTAGTTGGTTCCAATCCTTGACTGTTGCGTTGAATTCTTTCTTCGCTACGTCCATTAGACAAATCCTCGCTACGCACATCGCTACTTCTAGTTGCAGAGTTGCTAGATCCGATTTCTTCGTCCCCATCGGATAGAACCTGTTCATGAAGTCGAGAACCTGTGCTTTCATGAGTTCCTTTTCTGATGCCTGACATTTCATTTCTATCAACATGTAATTGATTAGATTGGTTATGTCCATCTACTTCCTCCTTGATATAATCCGCTATACCATAGGCAAATTGAACGGCATCTTGTGTGGACCCAACATTATTTAAGTAATCTCGTAAAGCCGCATGAATTAATTCATGTTGTAGAGCTGTACTTGATGTACTAATTTTATCCTCAGGAATACTGATAACACCAAGTTGTGCGTTATATTGTGGTGTCTTACCTGCGTCCGTTACAGCAATTTGGATATGTTTAGCTTTAGTTAGATAACTAATAACACTATCGAAATGTTTATTAAGGCGTTTCTTGATACCTGATAAGATAACTTTGGCTTGTGAGTCTGTTAAATTATTACCCCCTCTAGCAATAATTTTTCTCACATTATCATCAAGTACAAAATGACCGGCTTTAATCCAATTACTGTTAAGTTTGTCGGTGCCTTTTTGGAATGAAGTAGCTCTCGCAAGAGCCTCAGCTTGTGTCAAGCTATTTGGTCGAATTAAAATACCACCATCAACATCACTATCAACTACATATTCACCCTTATCGAATACTTTGTCAAGTGCGTCTTGGATGCCACCAGTAGTTTTTCTATTCATAAATACGGAGTTGTTATCAGAGTTCAAAACTACTCGTTTTAACAATGTATTCCGAGCATTTTTAATAGCAAGTTCAGTTCCGTAATCGAACCCTTTAATATTTACTTTACCATTAAATGGAGTCGAACTAATAAATAATTCTGCGTCAAAAGATAACACACCAAATTCATGTTCTTTGTTAGTAATACTACCAGTATCGATACCAATTTCTTCTAATACAGGCATATAATCAACATCAGGTTTCACACCCAACACAAAGTGGAATACCTCAGGATCTTCTGTTGCTCTGATACTCTCTACAGTTACAGATGACTCTACTTTTTTGCCATTATATTTACGTTTATCAACCTTTTTAGGTTGTGCACTGTTTTCTGTATTAGTTTCTACAGGATTTTCTTTAACAGCATCGTTAGTAAAATATCGTTTAGCAAAGGCAATCAATTTGTCCTTACCATCGAATTTTATATTTGTTAAACCAGTACTTCCGCTATACATAGCTTTGTTACGTTGGTTTTTTACTTTATTACCTTCTGTACCAAAGCTTTGTTTAGGGAAAGAACCAACGATAGCATATGCTAAATGTTTTGCTCTAGCAGGGTTTGCTGTAATAGCCTCCTCAGGACTACCTGCACTTTCTACTAGATCCTCATACTCTTTGAGTAATACATTTTTAATGTATCGTTCTCTAGGTTGACGTTTAAAGTCAACTTGTTCCGGTTCAACATTAAGTTCAGAACTTACCCATTTACGAAGTTTTTCATCAATCGTATTAGGGCGTTCTAGTACAGCCTTACTAACATATGCAGGATGTGTTACGTTGCCTGCGTCATGCTCGTCAGCAAAGTTAGATTGTGTACGTTTAGGTTTTTCAGGAATAAAGAATACATGATCTCCTGTATCACCTAAATGATTTGTCTCAAACTTATCAATTTGTTTTTCAATGTTTTTCTTTTCTGATTCGTAACCTTTATCTGTGACCTTACCATCATCAATAGCTTTTGTAAATCGTGCTATATGCTCATTGATAATTTCAGCGTCACGGTTTCTCCCTTCCTCTGTTCTGTCGTACTTACGAAGTTCACCTTTATCATTAATGTTCTTTTGCAACATTTCCATCATACGCTGTAATTCCGGTAAATGTTTTTTCTTTGCATTTTTGATAATATGAGCTAATTCTGTTTTAGCGTCTTTCGGTGTAATTTCTTCATCCTTGAACTTTCTTAGTATATTTTTCCCTTTTACTGCATCTGTAGTGCGAGTGGAACGATGAGAACGTGTAGTTTTTTCCTCATCTTTATTCACACTTTCAGATTTTTTACTCCCTGTGTGAGATTTTTGAGTGGTCTTACTTAATACTTCTTGAGGGTCAATACTCTGTGCCGTAATCAGCGGTTTAAGTTCAGGATTTTCTGCTATTTTTGCCATAATAGAGCCTTCCTTAAACTTTGGTTTGACTTGTTTTTTTTGATTAAGTTGACTTGCTTTGACTCTCTCTTTAACACTCTTTTCAGAGTTTTCTACTCTCTTGTCTCCTATTATACCACCGTATACATATTCATTAATAGTGTTAAATAGATTTTTGTTGTTATTTTTAAATTCTGTATATTTTTTGTATCTATATATAGGCTTGCCTTGCTTACCAAGTTCTATCATATTTTCTGCGATAGCTTGGTTAATAGCAGTCAATTTTTCTTTGTTACGAGGGTCTTTCGGATCAAGCATACGAGTAGCTTTATCGTATTGAGCATCTGCTACGGCAACATTAGCATTTTCCTCACTCAATTTTTTAAGTTGTGTTTTATTCCAACCACGTTTATCTCTAGCCTCTTGGACAGATTTTACATGGTTAGCAATTAAATTAATTTCGTCACGAGTGTAATTGCCATCTGTAATACCATGTCTACGCAAGTATTCAGGTACTGGACGAGGGCGTTTATTCGCCTTTCTATCTGCATACATTTCTTCCATAGCATTATGAATACGGTAGCCAGTATCAACAGCTTTAGTTTTCATAGTAGCATCAAGGAATGGTTTGTTTACAGAGTTTTTATATCGAGCTTTATAAGCAGAACGGCGATCATCATCTGCTTTTTGAACTTTCTCTTTCTCTACTTCTTGTTCTTGAGCAAGCTCTGCTTTCTTAACGCCTGCCTCTACGGAACGTAAGTTAGAGTAAATTGGTTTGCTAGAAGATAAGTCTTGACGTTGTGCATCTGTGAGTTGGTAACCAACTTTATCTGCACGGTCGATAAGGCTAAGCCCATCAAGTTTAGACGTTTTATCTTTACCGTATTTAGATTTCAAGGAACTTACCATAGTACGAGAGGCCTCGTCAGCCTCTTTCTTGGTAAGACCTGCCTCTACGAAGTCATCAATAAACATTTTATTATTTAAAGCATCTGTGTTGACTTCATCAGTAGAGTTGTCCCAAAGATTAGAAATACGTTCTACTGTATCATTAACAGCTTGGTTTTTAGCTGTAATTTCATCATCAGTGTATTTGTTCCGTTTAAAACGTGTGTCCATTTTATCAAGAACATCATCATAGGCACCACGTTCATGAGGAACCATGTTATCAGGGACTACTGAGGAAAGGTCCTCTACAGTATCAAGTTCAGGTTCAACAACATTAGCTGTAATTGGTTCAGATACATCCTCACTAGGAGGTGCTGTAACTGTTGATGTATTTTCATTAGGTGTAGTAGTCGGAAGGCTTTCAATAGAATTATCGATAGTATCTTCCGCAGTTACATTAGAATTATTGCGATTAGCCATGTAACCACGAGTAGCATTGATACCACCACCGATACCACCAAGCATTGCAGAACCAATAAAGGCGTCTTTACCTTGTTTAACCATATCGTCTGTCCATGTAGATGGATCGTAAATATGGACATTATCGTAATCAGGATTTTGTAGAGCTTGTTCTTGAATTTGTTGTTGCCATGCCTCAGTTAAACCTTCGCCAGTAGCACCAATCATCATATTGCCGGCTACAGCACCTACTGTCTTAGCAAGTACCTTACCACCGCCACCCATAGCGATAGCACCACCAATACCTTTCATTGGCTTACCAATCATTGCTTTATCTGATGCATAGTTGAGTAATGCAGGTGCCCAACCTTCATCAAATGCCTCATTACTAGCGTTCCATGCAGAGTCATGATCCATACCACGGCTTAACCCTGTCATATAAGTATCACCGGCATTAGATAGGTTTTCGACTAGACCACCGGCGGCAATACTAGCGGCAATCTTACCGGCTTTACCGGCATATTGAAGAGCACGAGTGCCTTTATATAAGTTGTATAAGCCTTTACCAACACCTGCTACGGTACCTACAATAGCACCACCGGCAGTCCCCTCAGGACCAACAACGGAACCCATAGCGGCATCAGCGGCGGCAGACATAGCTACATCAGCGGCGAAACTAGGGACAGAGGAACCAAGGGCTTGTGCCGCTTGATTTGCCCCATACCAAAGATATCCATCTCTATCCTCATTACCGGTATAAGCATTACGAGCGGCAATGTCTCCCATTTGATTAGAGGCCCACATTGCATTATTGTTGACCCAATCAAAGCCCTTGTCTTTAGACCAACCTGCAAGCTCACCAAATAAGCCACCCATAGTTCCGGCAAGGCCTGATTGGAAAGAGTCTAATAGACCATCATTTTCGTTCGGAATATAGCCTGCACTATCTAATGCCTGTTTACGTTTCATGGCGTTGTACTGTGTACCATACACAATATTATAGATATTGTTGCCTAGAGATTGACCTAAAGTAGGCATTGTATCACTCCTTCTTACCTAATTTATTCATAACTTCCTGGCTCACTCGATAGTCGAGTTTATTGCCGGAAACGGAATTTTGTAAGTGTTCAACTTGATAGTTGTAATCGTTTACCATGCGACTTAATACTTCTCTAGCATACGGAGTATCTTGTGCGGAGCTTAAACGTAATACAGCGTCATTAAAGTTACGATTTAATGCGTCCAAGTCACCTTGTGTAAATGTTTCTTTTTCAGCGTTTTCTTGCAAGAACCCATTGAAATCACTTGCAATTTTATCTACAGATTTGTCGCTAGACATTAATCCGCTAGAACTACCTCCACCGGAACCTTTAGCACCTGCCCTTGCGTTAGCTACTGCAAGACCATTAGCAAGTTTCATGCTAGTAAGCTCTCTCATAAATTGACGTTGTTTTTCGGCCTCAGACGCTTTAAAGGCTTGTGTATTTGCTATTTGTTGATCTTGTCTAGCAAACTGAGTAGCCATCTTAGCCATATCATTTTGAGACATATATCTATGAGCCATAGGGTCCAGTTTGACACCAAGCATACCACCAAGACTGGCAAGCATACTTGCGTTAGAACTATTTTTGCTTTCAGCAATCATCTTAGCCAATTTACCGGCACCAGTTAATTGCGTACTTTGGTTATTAAGTTTAGCCTCCTCTTGTGCTTTAGCAATAGCAGATTGCATAAGTTGTTTGTCGCTTTGTGCATAGAATGGAGCGGCTAATCTGCCACGAGCCATATGACTTGCTTGACGTGATAAAGCACTTCGTAATGCAGAGTCGCCGGCAGAGGCTATGTTTTGTTTAGGGGCATTGATAATACCCATTACTGTATCAAAGTCAATTTTTTCATTAGGATCATCTAATCTAAATTGACCTTGTAAATTAATCGGTGACATGCCGCCTTTTTGTGTATAGCCTGCATTAATGGCGTAGTTGCTACCACCACCGATAGATTTAACGTAGTTTCTAGTCTCTTCAATAGGAATAGTATCAGGGGAACCATCCCACCCTTTACTAATCCAAGAGTCTACGTTACCTGGACCGGCATTATATGCGGCCAAGGCCTTTGTTAAGTTACCACCATACTTTTGCAAGTTTTGGGCGATGTATTTAGCACCGCCCATTGCACTTTCGTATGGATTGGTCATATCATTGATCCCAAGTTCTTTTGCTGTATCAGGCATTGTTTGGAACAATCCTGTAGCTCCTGCAGAACTTTGTGCAGTTGGGTCGAAACCACTTTCCTGCCGTGCTACACGAGCTAATGTATCAACGTCTACACCAGTTGCATTAGAGGCTTGGATAATTGCGTCTTGTATCGTAGGTGATACATTACCGTACTGAGTCCAATCCATTACATACCTCCTAACCTAAAAGACCAGGCATATGAGATTTATATGTGTTAAAGTCTTGATATTCAGGATCGTGTAACCGTTTACCACGGTTAAAGTCTTGGTAATTGTTCCAATAGTCTTGTTGTTTTAAAAGACCGGCATTAATGCCCTCAGCATTTTGTGGTGTTAAGGTGGGACCAGTATACCCCATAGCAGATAACGAAGCATTGCCTTTACTCCATCCCTCTTTATCATCAGAACCTAGTTTCATCATTGCGTTGGTTTGATTTAAAAAGCCTCCAATATTAGAGGCCTCATCACTAGCAAATTCTTTATCTAAGTTTTTAGCCTCTCCACGAGCTAGTTTATTATCAGCAAGCATACCAAGACCACCTGCTACAGCTTGTCCAAATTGATACCAAGGGTCTGATTTCGGATCATACGGAATGTAAAACATTAAGTTCCTCCTCTGTAAAACCTTCTACTACAATACCATTAGCGTAGAACATATTAGATCCACTACATACAAGTTCGTACACATTGACAACTCTACCTGCAGAGAAGTTTGTGATACGTTCAAAGCCACTATCTGTTAGAATTTCCATACCCTCATCTAGCTCATCAATAGCTTTTAAACCGTCACGAGTCCATACAGTTTGAGTATGTGTAGTTTCTACTTGGTGATTGTCTGTAGATAAAATCATAGTTTCTTTTAGACCACAATCAATCACTTTATATACACGTTCAATACCGTCCTTAGCTACTACAATATCTCCCTCTTGAATTTCATTAATAGGAATATAACCATAATCAGTTTCGATAGTAACCTCAGCAGGAAAACAAGCAAGATATGCACCAACACCTTGCATCAAACCACCGAAGAAACCGGAACCATTTTGTGTAACATAACCACGGCCGTTTTGTAGGTTCCCTGTAGTTTGTAAAGCTTGTTGATTAGAACTATTTTGCCCTTGTGCAAGTTGTAAGTATTGTTGAGGATTAGCAAAGGAATACATATTAGCTTTATGTGCCAGTTCCATAGGGTTCATAGCGAATTGGTATTTCTGATCGAGTAGACCACTTTGTGTTTTAAGGTCCTCGCTATAATCCTTAGACAACTGTGCGTTCATATTCTTTTGCATATCATTAGTAGTGCTATTAAACCTAGAACTATCTACGATACCCTTTTTGGCCATAGCAGATAATTGCTGACCCATCGTATTTTCGTAGATACGGTTAAAGTAATCTTTTTTGGCATTAGTATAAGAGTCAGGTAGTTTACCAGTAGCAAGTTCTGCTTGCTCTTTTCTAAGACCATCGATATCATTTACAGTTTGGCTATAAATGTTTTGCCAATTAGGATTGACTACACCGCTTAATAGGTCTGTACCTTTAGAAACCAATGCGTCAACACTAGGTTGGATTGACTCTAGGTATCGTTGTTGTTGTCTGAGCAGTTGCTTTTCTTCCTCAGATAGAGGACGTTCGTGATAAGTAGAACCGCCTTTTTTACCCATTAATTAACCTCCCTTACGAAGTAATATTGCCATTGACCACCAAGGAATTTCTTTTCCTTCAAGGTCCCTTTAGTTAATCGTGCATACGCTTTAGGATTATGAGGTGTAATGGTAGCTACACCCTTTAGTCCTAATTGCTTTGCGTATTTTTCGATTGTGGGCCAAGCCTTATTAAATTCAAAACTAACTGGACCACATTCTAAATACTCTCCACACACACCGTATGTAAAGAATGAACCATCTTCAAAAATATGGATAAACGGATACCATGTTAAGTCCCAATCATCCCAAAAATTCCCCATCTTTTTGTTGTATTTGTTTATCCACTTAATAATGTCTGCATCAGTTGCCATAATAAGCTCCTACAAAAAAAGTGGCACCCCTTTCGGAGTGCCTTTGATTAGCCATATGGATTTCTATTAGATGACCCAACACCTTTAAGGAAATCATCATGATTTGAGCTATGTTTTTTAGACCCAAACCCATTGCCTCGTCTGCTAGAGGATGTAGAACCTTGGCTTACTAGAGCCTCCGACTCACGAACAATATCAAACGAAACGAATTTAAAGATGATTTTACTTTGAGTACTAAATTTAAACTGCAGTTTTGCTGAACGGATTTGACTTTTGAATTCTTTTTGTTGTTCATCATTCGTCCATGTATGATGGATAATAGTGTCATTAATAGCAATGTCACCGGAACCATCTTCATCAGCCATAATGTCAACATACGTTCTATACACATTCATGCGATGTGTATCTCGAATTTCGCCACTCAAGATCACCTGCTTAATAGCAGTGCCATTATCTGTTTTATTATCCCAAGACAACTCATAAATAGCTCCTGAGGTGTCGCTATTATTCATAGCCACCAACACATGGTATCTGTTTTCACAGATCGTAGTAATGTTATGTGGGAACGTCCATCGACTAAAGGCTTTTAAACCATAGTGATATACATATACTGTATTTCCACTATCTCCGCTTACTATTAATTGCTTGGTCCTGCGTAGGTCAAAAATGAACGGATTGTCCACTCTACGTTTAATAAGTGGGTTACACTTTTCACCAATATCTTTAGGTTCAAAGTTAGCGTAAGACATGGACGTAGCGTAACTTTTTAGTCCAGTAGTAGACATAAACACTACGTCTTTGCCTAAATTAGTACAGGCGTGTCTTGAAATAAAATCGCTCTTACTACCAAGAGATAAAATATTCCAATCACTAGGTTCATTTTGAACAGTGTAGATCATACCATTAGACTTAAATACCAGTAAGTCAGTAGCAAGTTCTGCTACTCCAACGATATCCCCACCGTCTTTATAGCCTACATTTACGTCCTTACGAGCAGAGTCATCGTTGGAATTTTCTGTCCAGTTTTCCTCCTCGCCAATAGCAGAATAAATTAAAAGGTCTTGCCCTGATTTAGATACCACTACACGCCCTGATCGTGAGAATACAATATCAGCATTTGGGGACTGGGCTATTTCTGTCAGATTTTGGTAATTGTATTTCTGCAGTTTGCCACCACTAGCGATGAGTACATTACCACCAAATTTAGTGCAAGATGGTCTTTCTGCAGAACCATTCAACGTGCCAATTAACACTGGCGTTTTACCAAACTCGTACCGATAAATCTTTTTATTCTTTAAGAATACAAAGAAGTCATTCATTTCGTAATCGTTATAGATATGAGTTACCGGAGCCTCAAATGTATGTAGAGGGGTTCCAATACCCCTCCGTGTCCGTAATTTATCTCCCTCAATGTCGAATTCTAAGTTCTCCAAATTTACACATTCGTTCTCTTTTAAGAACTCAGGAGATTTGGCTATATTCATACCACCAGTTAGATCAACTAATGTGACGGTATGAATACGTTGTGTTTTACCAACTTTCTTTGCCATTGTACCTCCTAACGTAATCCATATTGTTTAAGGAACTCGAGTTTATCAGCAGGAGTTTCGCTACGTTTTTTGATGTATTGGGAATATCTATTCCAGTCAGCAGACTTCTTAAAACTATCATATGCAGAGTCTAGTACAGAGATAATTAATTTGCCGTCTCTCGATGCGTAGTTATCTATCGTGGCGTTTGTATATGGACTCACTGGTATAGCTTGTGGTGTATCAAGAACAATTACTAACTCAGATTTACGGATGGAATAGTTATTAGGTAATATTGGAAATTTTTTTAGATTTCTTCCTAAATATATTCTTTCGCTATCAGTAGATGGTTGAATTCCAAAGTCGTATAAATTAGTTATTTCAGGCAATACAATTATTTTTGTTTCTGATCCACCCATATTGTTAGTCAATGTAGTGAGTTTAGGTAAATATATAGTTTTGATAACCCCATTATAGCCAAAAGCAGTACAACTCTCTAATTTAGGTAAATTGAAACTTCCCACATTCGCCTCACCGAAAATAGAACCACACGAAGCCATTTTAGGAGCAGAAAAATTATTTATAGTAGAAAGTTGAAATAATTTAGCAGAGTTATCAGATACAACATTAGGTAATGAAACATTGTTAAACGTGATTCCCTTACCAAAAGAATCAGGTAATTGAGTTGCATCGTCATTCCAGTCGATTTGCTTTGTCTTATATAAGATCGAACGGATTAAATCATGCTCATTAGTCCCTGCACTAATGCGTTTTATCTCGTCAGGAAATTTAGATAATTTTCCCTCAGATTGAACCCCTTTAGATACTAGGGCCTCTTTTATTTTTAGTTTTTTATCATTAATGGCATTAACACTATCAATGATATCTTGGATTGCCATAGTACCTCCTAATCATTCACCTTATTCATCGCCTCTAGTAAACGGTTCATATCATTGTTATACGCAGTCCGTTGGATAAAGTTATTTGCCTCAGCACGAGTTAAACATTTAGAGGCAATTTGATTTTGTGCCACATAGATAGTACGAGCATCTGCTTGTGTAAGATAGCCTTTCTTTTCTATTTCAGATTTCACATACGCACTAACTGTATCAAGTGATACAGCAGGGCCAGGAGGGCCTGCAGGACCAGGAGGTCCTATTCTGCCCTCAGCACCATCAGCACCACGTTCACCAGGTAATCCTCTTGGACCCTCAGGACCTTGTAACCCTCGTGGTCCTTGTGGACCGGCAGGACCAACAGGTCCTCTAATATTACCTAATCTAATTCTAGCCATTAATTATATACCCTCCATGTTCCGACCATATCAAAGATAAACCGTTGCCCACTAGGTACGCCCCAACCTTTGATATTACGAGTATTAGGTTCAATATAGACACTACCGTTATTAGCACCAAGAGCTACCTCAATTAATTTAGTTGGAACTGGTGCGTTACTAGGTAATGTGGCGATAATACCACCATTACCACTAGGGTTTGTTAAACGAGTATCAAGGTGTAATTTACCAAATGCACTAATAGGACTGAATTCAAGATATCCACGAGCAAGACCACCTGTACCAGGTTGAGCATTGCCCCATACAACATCGTATACCATTGTATCTGTGCTTACGGTAATACTATTAACATTAGCGTTGTAGCTAACGTCTACATATAAATCACCATTATCTTCAAGGGTGAATGTGATTTCAGGAGCTGTCCCTTGCTCGCCACGATCGCCTCTATCTCCCTTTTGACCTGGAGGTCCTGCAGGACCAGGTTGACCGGCAGGTCCGGCAGGACCTTGGATGCCACTAGCACCGCTCAAATCTGCGATTAAGCTCATACCAGTTTCTGTCTTGATAAATAGTTTTGCATTATCAGGGTCATTAACTGTAGATGCTATAATTACAAATTTATTTAAAGGAACATTACCACTGTCAGAATTCATCGCTTGTATAGATGAATAGGTCTTATAAAAAGCAAACGGAATACCAGGTTCACCTTTCTCCCCTTGCGGACCTCTTGGACCTGGGGGACCCACAGGACCAGGTGTACCTGGAGTACCATTAATACCGTCTCGACCGGCAGGACCTTGTGGTCCAATATCACCACGATCACCTTTAGGTCCAGGAAGTCCTTGTCTACCAGCACTACCTTGTGGGCCCATAGGACCCACGTCACCACGTTCACCGTCACGTCCTTGTTTACCTTGTGGACCTATAGGACCAGTCTCACCTCGAGGGCCTGTAGGACCCATAGGACCACGCAACCCCATTAACTGTTCGGCAGTAAAGTCTTGATAGGTAAATGCCTTGCCATCTTTGCCCCTAAGACCTTGATGAATAGTTAGGTTAGCAGGACCCTTTCTTGTAATTTCAATTACTCGATCTATGAGTATCACCTACCTTTTTAATTTGTTAAGTACGTTACTACTCAACAAATCCATAAGTTTATCCATGTGAGATACACCACTATCCCTCATATTTTCTACAATCGATAAGAACTCGCTGTAACAGGTATATCCAATCGTAAAGGTAATCGCTTTCATACCTAGCACAATACCTGTATTGCCAAATGCGGAGTCTATCATCATAGCGGCCGTTAAGAGAAGTGCATACTGTATCATTTTAGAGAGAAAACCGGCTCCTAAATGGGCGGTAGTAATTTTACCTGCCCTAAAAGCAGGAATCCATCCACGGAATTTATCAATGGTTGTAATTTTTTCTTGTGGTAAACCTTGTTCAAGTAAATATTGGTTACTAATAGCAAACCATTTTGTAATAATATCAATCACTAATAACCAAAAAATACCTTGTGCGATATAGACATATTGAGATTGATGGAAAGAAAGGAAAGCAGATAAAGCTGTACCTGCCATAACCTTAACCTCCCAATAGTTAAGCAATTTACAAATCTGTTCTATAAAGCGTTGGTATATATCAAACACATCCATCAATACGATTACAAACACACCTGTAAGGAACCTATATGGTGGTGGATAATGTTTTGAAATCCACTTATTCATATATCCTCCTTAGTGGTATGAAATGCCTGGACTAACTAAAAAAGGACCCTGCAAAATACGTTCTTTACGGCCTTGTGCATCGGTTTGCACAATATCGTAATAGTATTTCGCAAGCTCCTCATAATAAGAACCGTCTGTATCAATTTGTGAAGTAACTTCATGTGAGAAGTTAATATCTACTAAGCCATTTTCAGGCTCTAGTATACTGCATACTGCCTCTGCAAGAACAGTTTCGCTTTCTGCATCCTCTCTTACCTTACAGACAAAAGAATAGCCAGTAAGATCTACTGGCTTATCTTTATCATCTTTAATTGTAATTTGGAATACAAAATCATCACCTTGGTTAATTACCAATTCTTGCGTTGGCGGTGCTAATTTATGCTTTGCCATAGTCCCCCTATTTCATAGTGAAAAATCTATATGCAACAAACCAAATTATTGACACCATACCACCCATAACAATAAGCCAAAACAAAAGGTCAATAGTATGTCCTTGATACTTCTTAAATACATCGCTTATTGTAATATATGCAATTAGAGTGGGTGGAGTCATCCATATAATCTTCCCCATGACAACACCTCCTAATATTTAGAACGTATCATCATAATGAGGATTTGTCAAGAATGTTATTACCAAAAAGCAATAACGAGAACATCAGCTTCGCCGTAATAACCGTCATGTCCGTCATTTTGGAAATAAAAGAAATAACCTTCCCTCGTGATCCCACAACCGCTAAATGTATTCATTTGTGATGGTGGTTTTGTCTGGGTAAAGGGAGCCGAAAATGGTGCTGGTCCACTCATAAAGAATACACGGTTATAAAGAGGTTCACCGTGTAACCAATGACCTCTCTCTAGGTCAATCATTTTCCCATTACCGGGTCTATTGTTCCAATAAGTGGAATATTTAGTATTAAAATCGTGTATTTTATTTATATCATCGTCATTGAAATACCTACCACTAAGCCCATATGCCTTTTCTTTTTTCATATTATTGTTGGTTATATAAACTAAACAACGGTCAAAAGTATATCCTTGCGGTAATTCGATTTTTTCTCCACTACGCACGTGTTTATTTATAAAGATTGTATTTTTTAATTGTTGGCCACCGGAATACACACTACTAGCGTCAATACGAGAGCCAGTGATATTAGCACCTGTGATATTGGCTCCACGGATGTTACCATCTTGGTCTACACTAAATGTATTGGATGCATTTTTGATAGTAGTTCCTGTAAGACTACCACCTCGCAAGTCACCAACATCCTCAGATATAACGGATAGTTTCTCTACTTTCATTTTATCGGCACCGATAGACTTAGCCTCAATATGACTAGCTCCAATCGTTCCGGCCTTAATATGGTCACCACTAATCGTATTAGCGGCAATCTTATCACCGGTAATAGATTTTGCTACTACCTTATCGCCAGTAACGGAACCTGACTTGATCTTATCAGTAGTAATAGCATCGGTTGCTATTTCGGTAGCAGTGACAGAGCCTGCTTTAATTTTATCGGTAGTTACTGAATTACTAGCGAGCTTATCAGCAGTAACAGAGTTAGCTACTAGCTTATCTGTAGAGATAGAGCCATCTGCTATTTTAGTGCCAACAATAGATTTATCGCCAATATGTCTAGCTACGATAACCCCATCATCGAATACAGTATCACCTGTAATGTGCACGAACTTACCGGAGATAGACACTGTATCTTTAGAGAGATTAATACGAGAAATAATTTCTTTACCGGTGAGTTTGTCGATACCTGCATTAACTTTAACTTCAATATCACCGGCTACTTGTGTAATACTCGTTTTGAGCTTATTCACATTATCGGTAACAGAGGAATTAATAGCTTTTTCAGTAGCCGTCAATCTACTCTCAGCATTATCTTTGACTGCCTTGACTTTCACATCAACGCTATTGGATAACTGTGTAATACTGGAACTCAATTCCTTAGCTTTATCATTAATAGACGTATTTAAAGCATCTTTAGTTAAGGTTAGCTTACTTTCTGTATCTGCCTTAGCATCTCTAATTTTAGCATCTACACGATCAGATAATTGAGTAATATCAGACTTTACTGTTCTGATATTATCTGCCACAGACGTGTTGATAGCCTCCTTAGTAGCCGTTAATCTTGCCTCTGCTGTATCTTTGGCGTCTTTGACTTTAGCATTGATAGTGCCTTCCATAGTAGTCAAGGAAGTGGTTAGACCACCAATTTTTTTGTCGATTTCTTGACGAGCCTTGATTAAATCATCTAGTTTTTTATTGGCTGACGTATCAGCATTTTCTAACTTAAATATCTTGTTGTCGAGGTCTGCTCGAGAACGATTTAGTTCTTCAAGAGTTTTATTAATATTCGCAAGTCCTAGTTTTTCAGTATTAATCATTTCGGTAGGGATAAGTTCTAAGGTGGATATAGAAATCTCCTTAGACATTTCACCCTCACCAAAAATGTCAAGGTATGCCACCTTAATAGTGTAGCTACCAGTAGAACAGTTAAAACTGAACTTGTTATCTTGCACAAAATATTTTTGATTGTCAATATAGACATTCGCACCGTAGCAGTCCTCAGGGATAACATCGAAATCAATGCGTAACCCCTCAAATACTGGGGTAGCTAATACATGTAAAGGAGCATTCGGAACAGCTTTGCTATATTCTACCTTAGCAGGTGAAGAATAACTATTGCCTACCCCTTTATTATATAGATACCCTGTACCGGATCTAGCATATGGTTTAGCCGTGGAGCTCCAATCAGTAGTGAGGTCAAGCCTATTATGTTCCTCACCTACATGTTCATCAAGGCGGAGTTCTGTCCACTGATATTCGTTTTGTGGGTATTGTTTCCAAGACCAGTAGGCTCCTCGTTTATCAAACACTACAGTAGCCTCATAAGGTGGTTTAGGTATATATTTCCCCTCACCAACATAATAGAGCGTTACAGGGGCATTATGAGTTTCAGATAGTGCATTACGCACATCTTTACCTCGAATTCTGATCCAGTATTTTTTACCTACATCGATATTATCGAGAGTAAATGTATTAGTCTTAGGTGTATCGTAATGTCTTACGATTTCTTTAGAAGTAAAAGCGTCCATTTCATCGGCGAAATCACCGACTTTAATATCGATACTGGCACCGTTATATTGTTTGATAGAGGATGAGTCCCAACTAATCAATAAAGAAACGGCACCATTAACAGCCTTTTCTTCAATCCTAATACTTTTAACCTGTTCAGGAATTGTGTCAGGATTATCAGCCAAGACATTATAGATACTCTCAACTTTCTTAATCTCTTTCTCTAAATCAGAGGCGATCCCCTTTAGGTAGTTTTTAAGTAAGGAGATAAACTTTCTACCATCGCCTTGTATAGAAGGAGGTAATTGATTGACACCACTATCAGACATATGCACCTCCTTAAATAAGTCCTACAATAGCCTCTACCATATCTTGTTCTACATCCATATTAAAGCCATGATTAGACATAGCAAGGATAATAACAAGTTGGGCAATAATATTATTGAACGCCTCGTTTTTAAGCGGAAGTTCATCCGTATCTTGTGTTAAAATTGGCGGTTTTTTATAGTATCTGACCGTGAGAGGGACCTTACCATAGACCTCCAAGGTAGTACCTTTAATAAGGAGAGGAGCTTGGTTAGTAACCCTGTACCAGTCATTTGGAACCACATTTTGAGCTTTTGTGAATGTAACATCACCTACTACCTCGTAATAGCCATTCTTAATTAAGACATGCCAAATAAAGTCAATAGCGTCATTAATGTAAGCAATTAACTCTTTATCTTCGTAACCACTTTGTAAGTTATCACTTAACCGGTCACGAAGAGCGGCTTTATCCATTAGTTCTCTTACCGTCATCTTCTTTCACCTCGCCTGTAATAGATTTCACATCATAGACTGTATAGGTAACGAGTTGCCGTTGTTGGAGAACTTTATCGAATGGAATAGTATCTGTCAAAGCCTTAACATGAGGTCTACTTGCAAAGTAGCGAATTGGCATGGTGCCAACATAATTTGGATCCATGTGTTTAATCTTCATACCATCTGTTTCTTGGATAAAGATTACAGGAAACTGACCGCACAAAGAAATAAAATCATCAGGACGAGTAGCTTTAGCTGTGTTGGTAACTGATACTTCTTTAACAAGTTCAGGATTACCATCTTGTGCTAATTCTTCACTGAGGCGATCGATTGCTACATTTAGGCTCATTAGTAATTCTTCGTCAGACAAACTTAGTTTTTGCATATCACCAAGGCGTTGACGTACTAGAATTAACAAATCATTCGCTGTCATTATACCTCCTATACAAAGAATGGCATCGGTCTATCAATCGGTCCACTAGACTCTCCTGCCACCATTTTTTGAATTTCAGCAGTAATTAAACCTGCTACAGTATCTGCACCAAAGTTACCGTTCAGTAACCCTAGTCCAAACCGAGCAAACATATCAAAGAGGATATATGGTAAATCGATTTCATCTTCGATTGTTTCGATAGGTTCAAGGATATACAAATACTGCATTGTGGCGTCCTGTTTAATTTGAATGGTATTTCCTACAAATTTATAGGGTTCATTGAACCCATCCTCAAAGGACTTAAATCCTCCAAAGTCAGCCGGTAATGTTGCCTTACCATTCTTAGGACGCACTTTTGTTTCTTTCGTAATCCAAAATGACTTAGAGTTAATGAGTGCTAAATTAACATACCGGAGAACGATATTTAAAACGTCAATAATTTCCGGATCACTGTGCTTGCGGTTAGCATTTTCACCTAAGCCATATAAAATAGACGTTACTACGTCACGCACTACTATCATAAGAACCTCTTACCGCCACCAGTTGTAGTTCGAAATTCAGGATTTTTCATAATCCATAGACGGATCCATTTCTCGTACTCTGCTTTATCTTTGCCCTGGCACTCCTGGGCCATGATAAGCTCGAAGTCACTCATAAAACGGTGACGTGGTATTCGTGCAATTACTTTAGCTTTACCACCAAGATTACCCTCAAGACCACTATCACGTTCTTCTTTAGCTTGACGGAGAACATCGGACTCGTCATATGTATGCACAATCGACCATGTGTCTTTATCAACTGTGACTTGTGTATTCAGTCGCATATATCACCTATTTAGATAAAAAAAATAAGGGGGTAGAATTAACTACCCCCCAAGGATTATTTTGTAATGCCGTACAAACGAGCATTGGCAATCGGTGCAGTACATTCGAGAGTAGCTGTACCAGTGATTACGGATTCTTGGTAAGTACCACGGCGTTCCAAATCTTCGTTGTGGAACGGAATAAGGTAACCAAGTTTCCAGTATTGTAATTCAAGCAAATCTACAACATCGTCAGTATACATACGATGAGCCACAAGTTCAACAACACCGAAGTCAGTTTCGAGTACATCGATTACTTGTGTTAATTTTTTAGCCTCCATCGCAACATTACGTTGAGAGTTAGCTGTGAATGTAGATGCTTTACGTTTGTTTTTACCGGACATAACGGCGATATCTACATCACCACCACGGCTCCATACAGCTTGCATAGCATCATTCAATGCATCCATATTAAATTCGCCTGCTTTAGCAAGTTTACCGGCATCAATAGCATTGCAGTAAGTCAATTCCATTTTACCGTTACCAACTGCTTGACCTGGTTTAATAGGAGTACCTGGAGTTGCCGCAGAGTCCTCTGCAGTAGCATGCAAAGTAAATTTATCTTTGTCTACTGGTTTAACAAAGTATTGAGTGTTCGCTTTAAATTTAGCGTCAAGCTCATTACCACCTTTACCACGAACAGTAACACGATCGCCAGTTACGAAACGGTGGTTAGCCAAAGTTACAACACCTTGAGCATCAACAGTGATTTCAGACCAGTTATCTAGGAAGTAAGGAATACCACCAAAGCGACCTGCAGTAGTTTCATCAAATGGAGCTTTCGCTTTGTTTGCTACGATAGCATATTCAAGGTCACGGCCAATTTCTTTGGACGCTTTAAGCATTTGATATGCTTTTTCATCACGCACACCGTATTTCTTGATAGCTTGAGTGATATCAGATACTGTGTAACCGTGTTCGAATTGTTGTGTAAAGTTAGATTCACGTCTACGAGGAGTAGCTTTACGAGTACTGAAATCATGTACTTCAAGTGTAGCGTTATCCATTGCAGGACGTAAGCTATCGCACAACCAGTTGTGTTCTGTATTTGTTACAGAAAGTTTGCCAAATCGAGAAGTCAAAAGTGTTTGGTCAGGGTCAATGTTGGTGATAAAATCGTTCATATCCTCAACAGTGCCGACCACGTTATAAGACTTAACAGCCATTTCCTTAGCCAATTAAGTTCCTCCTTTATTTAGAAAAATAGTTCATTTTAGATAGCACCTCCGCTTGTTGATCTACAGACAAACCACGCAATTTACTATAATCAATTTGAGTTGTCGGACTGCCAGGCGGTACCGTAGCCGCCCCTGCACTCTCTACGAATGGTGGTTTAAATGTCTGTTTTGGTACAGTAGGTGCTTTACGTTGAATGGTTGGTACATTATTAGTACCGTAGTATTCATTACGCACGGCTGTCATATAAGCATCAACAGTTTGTGTATCATAACGATCCATAGCCTGTTTGATTTGAACAGCTTGTGCATATGGTAAGTTATTTAATTTTTCCAACGCTAATTGGTTAATAGCCTGGAAGTTAGGGTCAGAATAGAACTTACCCATTGTTTGATTAAAGTTCTCAACCACACGAGCCTTTTCTGCCTCTGCTTGACGAGCGGAATAGATTTCAGCTTTTACATTAGCAATACTGTCAGCATATGCCGCTTGATGTAGGGCGTTATACTCATCGTATTCTTCACCTAGAGCTTTTTCTACCTCTTTACGAGCATAAGCATCTAGTTGTGTGTAGTAATCACGTTGAGTAAAGTTTGGTTCTTGTTCAGGTGGTTGTTGTTGAACAGGAGGTTGTGCTTGATTGTATGGGTGTACTTGTGGAGGTTGAGCATACTGCATTTGACGTCTCTCCTCAGCGAGAGCTTGTGTCTTGCGAGTATAATCTTGTGTCCGCATGTATCCATGAAGTAATTCATCAAGGGTTACTTCTTGTTCTTGGCCGTTGACTTTAACTACAAAAGTTTCAGGTTCTGCAGGTTGTCCTTGTGGGTCAGCTACTCCCTCGTCAGGGTCCTCGTCACCATCTTCTTCTTCGCCACTACCAAATCTGCCATCATTGAAAAATACTGGATTACCGTTTTCGTCAATACCGAAATCCGGTGTCTCTGTATTATCGGAGTCCGCAGTGGGTTGCTCCAATTCACCAGTATCAACAGGTTCTGCATCACCGTCTGCAAAGACCTGTAAATCAAACTTGAACTTTAATTCTTCCATGTTTTCCTCCTTCACTCCCAATTAGGGTTGGTGAATATTAACAATTAGTAAGAGCCTCGACCAGTGCCCCAGTAACCGGTATTCATAGAGCTACGAGATCGTTTATAGTCTGCCATACTATCACTATCTAGTTGATCAAAACTAACGGATGGCGTTGGAGCTTGGATGCTGTAGTTACCTTTAAATACAGGTTCAGGACTAGGAGCAGGAGCCTCAGGTTCGCTATAAGTACTTTGTGACGTATCGTCATAATAAGACGCCCTAATTGCGGCCTGACGTGCCGCCTCTGCCTCTGCTTGTTGGCGTAGTCGCTCTTGTTCTTTCAAATACTCAGCGTAAGGAGCACGCAACGCACCTTGGGAGTACAATTTTTCAATCTCTTGCGGTTCAAACTCTGTACGAGCTTTCATAGAGGAGATATCATCATCACCCCAACCAAGACCTTTTAATTTAGCATCATCAGCCCATTGATAGCCCATACCCTCAGCAAATGGGTTTTGTCTACGCCATGTCTGCTCTTTAGGGATAGTAGCCATACGTTCTTCTGCAATTTGGCCCATTGTTTTAGGTGTAAATTTGCCATCTGCACTGTCACGATAAGACTGTTCCATAGCTTTACCTTGACGCAAGATTTCGGCAATTTTCGCAGAGAAATCAGAACTTAAACCTGGGTGAGATTGTTGATATGCACGAGTATCAGCCTCATCTTGGCGAGCTTTTGCCTCGGCATGTGTTTCAAACTTAGGGGCCATAGTAACGGATGTATAGTCTGTACTTGGAGTATATTGACCATCCTGAGGTAACGGTGTACTAGCCTCCATGCGAGCCTTAGCTTGATTAATAGGCTCTTTTTTTGCTTGCATATCCTGATACGTCATAGGGGCCTCTTGGACCCCTGCCTTTTCTGCAAGCACTTTAGCAATAGGGGACGGTGCCATTGCACGATCCCAATTTTCAAAACGAAATCCCATATTTCCTCCTATTCAGGGTAATACCCTGTACGATTTAACAATTCTTCTTGCTCTTTAAAGTCAGCAAGTTCCTTATTAGCAAGAGTACCAGTAGCAATTTTGCTTTCTAAAAATGCTTTAAAAGCCTCCGATGCCAGTAGGAGGTTCCTGTACTCCGCTAGACGGCCCTCTTGGCACGTTTTGAGGTTGTTGATTATCCACTCTTGATACGCCTGTAGCCAGTCCTCCAGATAGGTTAGTGCCGCCGAAGCCTCCGCCCCCAATCCGGCTTGTTGCATTAAATTGTTGATTTCCGTTTGGGTCATTACCTGCACCTCCGAATAATACTTGTAACTCAGGTGGTAACTGCAATAAGTATTGTGGCGGTAAAATACCAAATTGAGCGTAATATTGCATTGCGTCATATGGTAATTGAGATAATACTTGTTGTTTTAATTGCATTTCCATCATCATACGTTGTTGCGTGATGTTTGGATCCGTAATATAGTCACCATAATTTTTAAAGCCGATATTTTCTATCCATTTTTTGAATAGATTGTAGATATTTTCCGGTGTAGATACCATGTAACCACCGGCATTGGCTTGCATAAGAGCTGTTAAAAGCGTTTGCGTAGCCATGATAGTAGACTCTTTGGTAGCAATACTAATACCTGCATTAACTACCAGGTCAAAACTACCATCAAGGTCCTCAGGACTGATTTTAAGCTCTTTATTGGTAAGTCTAATGACTGTTTCTTGATCGATAAATTTCTGATTGAGGCTTACCATAAAGCGGAATAGCTCATACATACCTGTTTCTGCGAACATACGAGCCACAAGTTCAAGCCGTTGTGCAGATTGCCCTAAAATAGCACTAATACCAGTAGCTGTTTTATTAAGGCTGTTAGCATCTAACCCTTGGTTATACCGTGTAATACCGGTACGGTTTTCCTTTTGTCCCTCTAAATATTCAAGGAATTGGAATGTTTGAGGAGATAGAGGAGAAATATTCATAGGCATAGCCACTTCATTAAGAGAGTGACCTGCTTTCATACGAATAACCTTACGGCCTTGCACAAAATCATCAATATTAATAGCAGACTCGTCTAATAACATTTTCGGATCATTAGTAAGAGCTACGTTTTGCATAATTTGACGTGTTAAGGCTACTTTAAGGTCCTGTAACTCGCCAATTAATTCAGCATAGGAACGCTTTACCCAAATACGATGTGGGTCTTTCGTAGGAGAAATAGCGAAGAATGGGTGTCTACCCATGTAATTTCGCTCCATACGGATGATCGTATCACCGCAAATCGTAATGATCATATCTTCTAAGATGCCGTCATTATTGACGTCAATCTTCGTATAGCACTCGTACAGTGTTACTTCCTGGCGAGCAAGTTGATCATCTTGCATGATATCAACGTAGTTGTCACCAATGACTTGCTCTACTTGGCTTTTTACAATGCCATTACTATTGTTTTCAATACGAATTTCATCAATATTAGCATAAATCCCCTGTGCCTCACGTTCACGCAAGTAACTCATCGTTACTTTACGTTTATGAGCTACGAAATTAGCCTCATCAAGTGACTTAGCATCAGGGGAATATAAAAATTCGCTCACTAGGATATTCTCTATCTTAGGAGCGTTTTTTACATAGTATGGAGATTGATAAGTAACTAGGAAGTCACCGAACGCATCCGGTCCTTCCATGTTGGTAATAGGTACGCCAGTTTGAATCAGTGCCTGCAAAGCCTCGTTATTAAGAACGGCTTGCTCTGTAGTATACCCCTCTGTTCGTTCCCAGTAGCATTTAATAATACCCATACCAGTGATAAGGGCATCTTTCATCCAGTTATAGAGTAATGGGAAGAATTTATTTTGGCGTTGGAGCTGATATACAAGTAATGACTGAATAGTTTCAGCTTTGTTGTCATCTTCTTCCGTTACGCCTGCTACGGTAATGACCTCATCAGAACCTGTAAATACTTTCATAAGGGACGGTAATGCCCATTCGATAGTATCGGTTACGTCCGTAGACACAAGGTCAGAGGTCTTAGAGAGGATTGGGAACTTTTTCTTGTAATAGTTCTTATCAGCGTAGTAGATCTCGTATCGTTCTTTAACAGCAGGTTCTACTGTACTAGCTTGATAGGCCTCTGCACGCTTGATATCGTTCTGAACATACCTAACTACCGTTTTATTTAAGTCTTGTAAAACGGTTTCGCTGTCCATTTACCCTCCTTAATCAAGAATACAAATGATATTAGAATGAGGCATTAATAGATATTCACGCCCCTCGATATTCACTTTTTCGGAATAAGGGCCAAATTGTACTACGTCCCCTTTTTGCACTTCGTTATGGATCCATTTACCGTAATCAAACTTACCCTCGCCTGAGGCGAATACAGTACCTGTATTTTGGACTTTAGTACTATTACCAAGGATAATACCACTTTCAGTAGTTTCTTCACGGATTTCAGGAATAACCAATACGTTGTCATGTAATAGTTTCATTACATCGCACCTCCCAAAGGAATATCGTCAGTATGCACAGAATTAAAAGCCCCTACTGGAGGCATAGCAATCTGTGAAATATACGCTAATGCGTCAATTAAGTCATCATGTAGGCCCTTAGGGAAAGACTGTAATTCACTTTCGAGTTCTGTTAAGAACTTCGAACCCATAGGGAACCAAACACTGCCAGTTTTAAAACGAGGTTGCAAGGTAGCAATACGAAGTTCCTTGCGACTGGACGCCTCTAAATCTTTAACAGTAAACCAAATATTACGTTTTGGCATTTCTTTTTCTAGGTAATGTTTAACGGATGCCTGGTAGGCAACCTTTTCAACCCCTACATACACCGGTTTATATTTCTGTACGGCTCTAAAGATACCGTCAATGGTTTGTGATGGATCATACCTATCAAAATCAATGTCTAAGATGAACCACTTGTTATCAGGGTTCACGGCTACTGTACAAATTACGGTGTAATCGGCACTCTCTTTTTCAGAGATAGCAAGGTCAACCGTAGTATAGATGGAACAATCTTCCAGTTTCAGCTCATTAGGAGCGTAATACATAAAGTATTCTTTCTTGAACATTTGGCGTTCCGGAGAAATAGCGATACACATTTTTTCTCGTTCCCAAATATCCAATTTGCCTAACGCTCGCCAAGCCTCTTTTTCTTCGAAAATCTCAGATACAGGAAATCTATCAGGCCAATTAGACTCCCCTTCGTCATTCATAACAGGAATACGGAGTGCGTTAAATTTAAGTAGGTCTTTATTTTCAATTACCTGCTCAATCAAACACTTTTCACCGAGGTTATTGCCGATCATGAAAATACGAGTTTTCTTACCAAGGAAGTACGCATCAGAAAGGAACCAGTTGTAATCATTCGTTTGTACGGTATCAGATAAACTATCTTCCACGTCCTGAGGGTCATCGATAACGATAATATCAGGGCGTTTATCCCCCCATAACAAACCACGAATAGAGGAACCTTTACCATAAGCCTCCATGCGAACACGGATTTCCTCACCCTTTTCATCGGTCACAACACATTCGAAAGCCTTTTCGGATTGTTGCTTAACCTTAACAAGGTTCAGGCTTAAAAACTCATTAGATACATAGGTATCAGCAATCTCTTTAAGTTGCTTACTAGCCTTAGATTGGTTGGCCATAATAAAGACAATATAATTGGCTTTCTTGGATGGATATGTCAGCCGGTATAAAGGAAACGCTCTAAGAACGTAGGAACTTTTAGCAGACTCACGGAACCCCTCAATGGCAAAATGTTTCGTGCCATTCAGGAGGATATCGCTCCAAGTGTAATGGAACCAAGCAGGCTCAACCTCATCCTCTATAGGTAAAAACAACCTATGGAAGGTAACAAGGTTTTCTTTCCCTCTACGAAATGCCTCTGCGATCTTCGCCTCAACATCACGAGATATAACATCACCTCATTTCAAATATAAAATTCGTTAAGAATTTCATATTCTCCGTCAGGTTATTAATTAACACCCATAAGGGGAATAAAAAATAAAAAATTTACTTACTGGTATAGGGATATATACATAGGGGTACCTATAAGTAAAGCCCCACCTCTCCCCCACCGCTATCAACGTCAAATATAGATGAACGATAACGGAAATAACGATAGGGAGGTATAGGTTATAGATCATATTCTTGGGGAAATAATATTTGGATGGAGATTTATAAGGGAGTGTTTATATTCTTGGGGAAAGGGTCTCTAAACATGCCCTCCGGTGTAGGGGGTGCCCAAATGCGAAGCCCCACCCTTGGGCCAGGTGGTTCTCATTATCAATAACAGGCTAAAATAGGCGAACATAAAAGACATAAGGCGAATAAGTACCATAAAGCCAGTAACTACCTGTATTCTTAGCCGTTTGGGTGTATGTGTTTAAGTAAAGACAACGAAAGGGCGACGCCGTGAGGCGGTACCTCAGTAGTTCGGTTTTTGTAAATTGCATATCGTGTTAGGTAGTCTTATAGACCACCTGGTAAACCCCTATTTTTATAAACATTGTTGCCAAAAGAGGGCAACGGAAAGAGGTTCCAAATGGCTATTAAAAAGACTATCGATACAACAATCACAGAAAACACTTTCAAATACGACTCTAAAAAGGGTATCTTGACAATCTGTATTCCTGTTGAGTTTAACAAAACTCAAACAGTCCTACAGGCTAAGAATTTAAGCCAACAAAGTGGGAAAGAGTGGAAATACATTTCTTGTAAAGATACTAAAGGGAATGAGATAACCCTCTATAAAACAGGGTTTAACTACATTCCACTTGTAAAAGAGACTAAAAAGTCTATCATTGATGAAAGTAAATTAAATGTGTTATCCACTGATGAAAAAGCGGTGCTAAAAGCTATATTGGCTAAGTTAGCATAAAAAATCGACCTTGCCAGGTGGTGTATAAGGTTACCTAACACAATGCACGATGTTATATATCCGTAAGTAAAAAGCCGTCTTTTTGGGCACTTTTTCGAAGGATGTATAACATATAGGGTATATCTGTAAAATTTTATGAGGTGACAAAATGAAAAAAGGTACTTTCATGAACAGACATTTTCTATTATGTGTAGCGACTGCATACGGTCATTTTATCGATGATGCTTGCAAAAACTTCCCTAATATAAAAAGGGACGATGTACAAGCGTTAGTAACAGGGGACTTTATACTGTTCTACCACATTGCAATGGAACGGAACAGAAAAAGTAAGTTTCATGTGGCAAGTGCTATGCCTAATTTTGACTTTAATTCTGTAGAGTTTTATTAGAGGGCTTTATGCCCTCTTTTTTTTGTCTTATTTATCGAATATATGTACGATGTTTGCCAGGTGTAGATGAGTGTATATATTTTAAAAATAGATATCACAATGAAAAATCATAGTTATATAGGGTATTCAATAGGCTTTATCTAATACCAATGATATTATAGGGTTTATTTTGGTTATCTTATCTACTATATAGGGTGTATCTCTTATATAGGGTATTGGGTAGGAATTTTATTTTTCTTATTCCCTCCGCTCCGTATTGGCTTTATCTTGCCTTTGGCAATGCTACGCACGATATAAGGTATTCTAACCGCTTATAGGCGGTATAGGGTACCTTTTTTATTTTGTCTACATATATCTATATTCCTGTAATAGCCTTAAAATTGATTTATTTGAGTTATACGGCGGTTTTATCCTTTTTAAGGGTTATTATACCTATAGTCGATTTTAATCACCTTATAGGGCGAATTTTGATATATTGCATTTTTCACATTATAAGTATGATTTAAACAGGATATAAACACTTAAATAATTATTATACATTTCATAATATATTCATAACACTAATAACTACACTTATATATATAATATAATCACTCATCAGATGATTATCAATGATAAACCACCAAACACCACGAACCCTGAACACTGCTTGCACCCAGTAACCATGCGGATTTTCATTTCATCGAGTGTTCATGTTACGTTGTCAGCAGTTGGTAACCAACGAGTGTTACCGAGTACACTCATGTACACTCATGAGTGGTGGATAGTTTATGCAGAGATTGGAGGTGTAAACATGGAACTTGCAACTATCCAAACGATTGGCAATGCATTTTGCCACCTACTCATTGCAGTAGGTTATGTATCTGTAATTTGTTGTTTGTATCGGACTATCAAGGAGGATAGAAAATGACTTTAAAACAGTGTCTACAATATCTTATTGATCAAGGGTATAACTATATCGCTTTCACACCTGCCCTACTATCTTTAGGGTTGGCTATGGTGGGTTCTGTGAATACCGTAACTGCAATAAAGTGCGTATCGTAGATAGCATCGAAGAATTATGGAGCGGTAGTTATACAGACGGTATTAACCCCATCGAGATTTCCTCTATCTTTCAATATCTTGAACCACAAGATATAGAGAAATTACCTTGGGAATAATTTATAAAGGAGCATTTTGACATGGAACATACTTATATTACGAAAAGCGGAAAATTTATTAATATCAAGATTTTAATTAGCACCAAACCTCATCAATTACTTAGTCAAATGCAAGAAATCCTGCCTCTATTTAGTGATATTCAAGACGTGCAGGCATTTATCTCCAGTATCTTAAATGACGGTCCGACAAAGACACAACCGTATCAAGTATTACGGTCTGTGATGAAAACTTACAAGGTACCGCAATATAAATTAGCACAGGAAATCGGATTAAAGAAAAACACCCTCAACGCAAAAATGTTGGGTGTTGCCCCATTTAAAGACGTAGAGAAAATTAAAATCTCAAGATATCTAAAAAATAAAACTGGTTATGAAATTACTAATTTATTTGAACGCTAAAAAGGAGAACATCATGGAACGCAATTATGTAATAGACAACCGCCTTTATAGATTAGAAGTGCTTACAGAACAAATGTCCACAGGGAAGTTATTTTACTTCCTCCGTGGTGTGCAAGACACCACAGATATTAAGAGAGTAGCTTATGAGGAGTTACCTAAACCGTACTCCGCTACAATCACTCACCTACCTAAAGGGACTGTTATTTGTGAACGGTACTCTTTAGAAATCTTGGTTGAAGATATAGATACTGATCTACAATTCGCGAGTTACACAATCCCCCACGATACTGATGGCAATCTAATTACTGCCGGCAACTGTTACAGAACACCTGGCGGTACCATGTTTGCAGTAAAAGATAGACAAGTTATCCCTCAAATCAACAAGAATGTAGATTTGTTGCATAACATTGACGGCTCTGAAAAAGTTGACGAAATGGCTTACTCCATGATTACAGGCGAAAAACTTACAGAGCCTGACAGTTATATGTACTCTGAAAGTATTGAATTATGGGGTAACAAGTGTGAATTTGTTGAAAGCTCCTACTCCAATGATTTGCTCCCTGAAATCCTCACCAATGAGTATGAGGAGTTCGGTGGCACCATCGTGTTCCGTTCTGATATCGAAAACGGAATGTGTGACGAATACTTCGTCTGTGAGGAGTGCGATGAAATCCATCACATTGACGAACTTGAAAACATCAACGGAGATAAACTCTGTTATGATTGCGTACAAGACCACTATGTATATAGCGATATCATGGGCGAATACATCCATGAGAGTGAGGTGTGCGATGTAAACGGTGACGTCATGTCTTATGATTTCCGTAGCGACAATTATACTTGTTGTGAAAACTGCGGAGATTGGATTAACAACGAAGATGCCATAGAAACCGAAGATGGATATTACTTATGCGATGATTGTGCAGACGATTATCGTGTTGGTAACGAATTTTGGTATCGTGATAATTTCATTCACGATTACCATCCCGATATCGACCTTGAGTTCTACGGTGACGGTCCTAAGTACCTTGGATGCGAGTGGGAAATCCAAGGTGGAGGCGAGGACGATAGAAAAGCTCGCCGACTCTTTGGAGATAACAAGTATTTCTACTGCTCCCATGACGGTTCCCTTGATGAGGGATTTGAGTGCATTACAATGCCATGTTCCCCTAAGGTACTACTCAACGATATCAACTGGGAACGCCTTACAGGAGCTGTACTTGGTGAGGGTTATGATGACCCTGACGGTGCAGGGTTCCATATTCATATTTCAAGAGAACACTTTAACGACCGCAGTGCCATTGGCAAGCTAGTGCGGTTCTTCTACAAGTACTATGACGAGCTTGTAGAGTTTGCTAATCGTGATGAAGATGACGCTACTCATTGGGCAGATGCAACTGACTGTGACGGCGATACTACTTTCTACCGTAGCTATGAGAAAGCTATGGAACGTAGATATAGTGCAGTCAATGTACAAAACTCTGCAACAGTAGAAATCCGTTTATTTAATTCTAGTTATGACGCTCGAGATATTCGCTCCTACATTCAATTCGCTGATATCATTAGCGACTTGGCTAACGGCTTTTGGGCGGATATGACCTGGGAAAATATTAAGATTTTAGCTGACGAACGTGGCTACGATGATTTGACTAGCCGTTTAGACGAAATGTGTTTATAAGGAGGGAAATATCATGTGCGTAATCGCTATTTACGAGAAGAATTTAGAACTTAACAAAGAAGAATTAAAAAATTGTTTCAAGAAAAACCCTGACGGTGCAGGCTTTATGTACTTCGACCGAAAGGCAAATAAGGTCCACATCAGTAAAGGGTACTTTACTTTCGATGAGTTGTGGAAACAGCTCGAAATACTGCCAGTTGATGTAGACCGTATCATCCACTTTAGAATTGCTACATCAGGGGCTATTAATACAAGCACCTGCCACCCATTCCCTGTTTGTGACGATTACAAACAAATGGGACGTGGTGAGATTTTCTGCGACGAGGGGTTAGCACATAACGGTATCTTGTACGAATACACTCCTAAAAAAGGAATGAAGTCACGCCACTCCGATACGATGTGCTTTGTTAAGCAAATGGTTCACCCTTTAGGAGAGGCAATCATGAATAAGCAGGTGCAAGACCTCTTAGAGGAACACACCATGAGAAATAAGTTCGCTATACTTAATCATGATCAATTAGTAGTACTTGGCGACTTCGAGCAATCTCGTGACTCACTCGCCCTCTACTCTAACTCGAGCTACTACGTTCATAAATGGGAACTTGATGATTTTGCCTGGGGGTATACCACGGACGATGAAAAACTACCTAAAGATTTTGAAGTAACTGGCACTGACTTAACTGGCTATGGTTACTCATATGGAGAGGATAACTACGATACGTTCCCTATTGAGTTATGGACTGGTAAATGTACTGATGAACTCACTGCCGAGTATATTGATGCTGTGTACGATTTATGCTATAACCTCGATATCTTTATTGGGGATTGGGAAGAAAAGGATTTCTCAATCGTATTCTATGTAGACCAACCTGATTTCTTATTGCAAGAAGACATAATGGGCAAGAAATTCACAATGGGTAACTGTAATTACCAGGTTAAAAAGACTAAAGAATTAGATACTAAACAGGTTATGTAGTGGAGGGGTTATATACACCCCTCCCTTTTAGGAGGTAGCTATGGATTATATAGAAAAGTTCGATAATTTCTTTACTTACAAAAACTTGTTTATATATGAGCTGGTTAAAGATGACGGACTAACTTGGATTTCTCAAAAAAGACATATCATCCCAATGGTAATTGAGGATAAGGAAATAGGAACACCACGTTCCACGGCTCATATATTAATGAACGGCGATTTAAAAACATACAAAACTTTTGAAAAATGCGAATACAGTATTCCTTATACGTTTAAAGTAATCAAGGTGTTTAACCGTGAACACCTACTTGATTTGCTAGATTATATATAGGAGATAGCGATGGACATAAAAGACAGATTTAATGAATACTTCAACTATACAGATTTGTACTGTTACCATGTTGACGATTTATTTTATGAATTCTTTGTTAGGGATATACTCCCTGAATATGGATTTAGTCACTGTCAAATTATATTACCCCACGGCTCAATGGCCACAACAGGGATTTGCAAGAATGATACTTCAATCAATCAGACTTATAAAATTAAACGTGTGTATAACAGAGACCATGTAGGTATACTCGCCTACTCGTTCGGAAAGGAAATGCCATGACTATATATGAGATGTACGATAAGTTCTTTTGCACAGATATGCCAATCATTTACGATGGCAATTACATGTTCTTTATCTTTATAGTCAACCGTAATCTCAAAGAACATTCTCGTGCTGAAATTACACTCTTAAATGATAACGATACATTAGAATTTGCTACTTTTGGGAAATACGATACCGATATACCTCTCCTATTTAAAGTTAAAGAGGTATATGATAACACACATTTAAAATTACTAAAGGAGGACTTATGACACTACCCCTACTACCTCACCAACGTGAGGGTGTACGATACATACTCAAACATTCATCTGCCTTTGTTTGTGATGATATGGGTATGGGAAAAACTCGTACAGTAATTGAGGCTATATTTAAACGAGCCGTATTCCCTATCCTCATCCTCTGCCCTGCTAGTCTTAAAATAAACTGGCAAGTAGAGATTAAGCGGTGGATTAATGTAGACGTTCCGATTGATGATGTGAATTGTGAGGTGATAATCCTAAACTATGAACGGCTAAAGAAAAACCGATACAAACTTAAAAACAGAAATATAAAACAGATCGTAATAGATGAGTCTCACGCTTTTAAAGATGAGAGCTCACAACGAACCAGGATTGCGTTAGACCTGGTGCAACAGATACCCTACAAAATATTGATGAGTGGTACCCCATTACTCAATAGACCACTCGAACTACTCTCTCAACTTAAAATTTTAAATTGTATTCATAAGATTGGTGGTGAGGAATACTTCCTAAACACATTTTGTAACCCTCATCAAACACCCTACGGTGTTGATTACAAGGGCTGTAGTAATTTAGATGAACTGTATTTAAAGATGAAACGAGTTTGGCTTAGACGAGTTAAGTCAGAACTTGAAAATGCATTACCTCAGAAAACGATAGTACCTATCCCAGTATGTAGAGTTAAACAATCGGCTCCTACATCATTACAAGAAATCGAAAGGTTCGATAAGATAGCACTGCAATATAAACTTCCTCATGCGGTAGATTTTATTAAGCAACTTATCGAAAGAGGTGAGAAAGTTGTGGTGTTTGTACATCACAAAAACATAGGTAAACACTTAAATCTCGCCTTTCCCAATGCCTCTGTTATAGTAGGTGGGCAAACCCCTCGTACTAGGCAGGAGAACATAAATTCTTTTCAACATGGTACTAATCAAATTATTATATGTAGTTTACTTGCTAGTAGCGTGGGTTTGACTTTAACAGCGAGTAGGTGTGCTGTTTACATAGAATATCCTTGGTCACCCTCCCTACTCGCCCAATCTCAGGACCGTATTCATAGACTAGGTCAAACGAGGGACGTCTTTATCTATTACCTCTACGCCAAAGATAGTATTGATGAATACCGACTGAACACAAATAATTTTAAAAAGGCTGTGATTGATTATGTTGTAAATGGAGGTTCATTATGATTTGTATTGAAAAGGGAATGTACTTATGGGAGTTTCACCCTGAATGTGCACCAAAGACTTATATCGTAAACGATTTCACGATAGGTAATATGAATACCGCAGGTTCTATATGGATACGTTGTATAGAATGTTTTAATCGCTACTCACCAAACAAGTTATTTGATATTCGGAACGCTTGGAAAAGTGAGCTTTGTATATCAGATGATGACAAAATTTTTAAAGTAGTTGAATTATTCTAAAACAGGAGATTATATATCATGGAAAATACAAAAATGACTAAAGAACAAATGTTAGATGCTATTATTAATTTCGCAGAAGTTATGGATTATATTTGGGAAGAACGCCTCTACTGGTACGAACAAGTCGGTACATTAGACAAAGCACTATCTGATATTAGACACGCAGTAGAAACTGAATATGACGGTGATGTAGAACGTGGTAATATGTACGCACAAAAACTACATGAGGTCGCTAAGGAAAGACGTCAATTTAAGAATATGCAAGAACTATTCCTACCTGTATTTAATGTATACAAGCGTTCCGATGAATTAAGACACGCTATTAATGCTATGGCCCATTACGCTGATATTATTGCTAACAATGGTCGCAAGTACGAACCTAAAGTATTACCTGATCTATTTAAAGGGGGCGAAGAAGATGATTGTAATCAATAACAGAACCGATAGACCTTGGCGTATCTTTCAAATATGGCGAGGAGTAACAGAAAAGAATATAAAATCTAATTGGGTGTACGGTGATATAGAATTAGCAGATATGAAAATGAAACCTAGCACAATATGGTTTAGTATAAGGCAATGTGCATTACCTTTTGAAGATTTATTTAAGGTAATTGAGGCTTATAACCCTGATACAGAACAGTTCTATAAGGAGGTGTAAATATGCCTCACGAAGATTATCTAATGTACGGTTTTTGGAGCCAGTCATGGACCCTGGTTAGAGGAACCCTTGAACCTCATCCTGTATATAGTTATGTGGTGAGTAACGGTACGATAACATCATTTTCTATACTACATAGACCAAAGAGTTCTTTCCACCAAGTTATCGTGGAACTAAACAGTCTATTCAAAATTATTAAACACTATAAGGATTGAGGTGATTATATGAGTGAACTTATTCTATCCTATCCTACTGAACTTACCTATTACAGCTCTAACGCAAGATTGATTGACGAGATATATAATTCTGATGAAAAAATTGCCGTCAAACATGAACGATTGTATCTGTATAATAACTCTACTATTTCAGTTGCAAATTCACACTCTATGAGTACAGAAAACACAAACAACGTATTCATTATTACTCAAAAGTTTATCCCTGATGATCAATTAGATACTGGTTGGTACGATGAGGACAATATACCATTCTAAGGAGGTATCTTATGAAATTAATATTTGACCCCATGAATACAACAGGTCGTGTTTATACTTTAAATAATGACTCCGGACTATCTTTTGGTGGGAACTATTACACATTCAAACCGTTTCCTGCAATATTTAGTTTCCAAACTACTGACCAGGTTCCTAATCGGTTGATAAATGGTGTAGCTAGTATACATCAAGATTGTTTATATAAAGTGGTTAATGTGTTTAATGAAATTCCTATGTACTGTTGATGAGGTGATACTATGAAAGATATAATTTTTAATGATAGAGGTTTCTATTTCCTAGCTCGTGGCGGAGAATGTTCTTATCACCATAACTATGAGAATTATTGTGATATAAATGCCACTGCGGCACCTATCAAAAATTTAGAAAGTTTACACGTGTACCCTAATTATAGTCACGGTGGAG